ATACTAACTATGCGAATTCACTGTTGTTAACATAATTAAAAATTTTTCATAGTAAAATATCTATGCAATTTCTCTATCCACCATTCAAAAATTTTTAGTACTAAAATATTATACCTAATTAAAAAGTAAACCAATTATCCTCTCCTCCTGATTTGCCTATTCACCAATTAAAATTTTTTGGTACTATCTCACCCCAATTATACATTTCTCCATGTCCCAATTCCTCTATTCACCACTCATGTCTATTTAAAAACCGACCGAACGGTTTGTTTTTAGTATTCGATATAATTCGTATAATATGATTTAATTCGTATTATCTCACCAATGCCTTGCTACATAAGGATTTATTAAGTTCGTATCCCTTGTACCGAAGGTACTATTTAAATCGTATGTTTAAGTTCTGTGTATTCTACTTTATGAATGGATATACGAGCTATTCTGCGAATGCAATGAGCTATGCGAGTATATCTATGAATATTAGTAGAATATTATTCTCTGCGAGTGATAACGAGCTGAGAGAATAATCCTATCTCTGTACTCATAGCTCTGTATGGTACTATTCTATGGAGCTAATATAAGCCTCTCTAAGGCTCTATTTTATTTCCCCAGTATAATACCCCTCAGAAGACACTAAAATCGAATACAGGGCTTTATACGAGCTCTTAGAAGCCACTAAAGCATTACTCTGTACCGTCAGGTACTACTATAAGGTCCTAATAAGACACAGGGGATTGTAGGATACTAAGTTATACAAGAATGACCTCTTCCCCTCTATAAGGCTTTGATAATAACACAGGGCTGTATATTACTTAGTGAAATAATACTACGAGCTCTGCGAGGAGTATTATGAGCTTAGTAATATAACAAAGACAACGAGCCCTGCGAGGAAGTCTGCGTTAGTCTTCCAAAGATAACCTTCCACGAATACGCAGTATGAGTTGAAGGGTTATCCTGTGCCCTTATTTTGGTACTAAAATAGCCTCCAATTTTTCAAAATGAATATAGTATAATTTATTTATAGATATTTTAGTATAATATTAAATTTGTGCATTCTCTATGATTACCCTGTGGATAACTCTTATAAAGCCCGTCACTAAGCCATTTCACAATTTCACAATGTTACCAAAAAGTAACATAACTCAGTTTTGTAATTTATTTGTAACAAAAACTGTGGATAACTAGCCATTTCTGTGGATAACTTGAAGGATATTATAGCATAATAAATTAGTTTAAGAAAAGTTATGTAACATTTTTAAGAAAAACTGATACTATTCTACGGTCTCTTACATATCCTTTATACCTAGTTACATAGATTTATTACTCATTTATCCATCTAACTATAATATTTACCTCTTTATCCTACTAAATTTACTAGTTTTATGCATAATTCTGGATATTTCGTGCATAAAGCAGGGGTAAAATGAATAAAATAAAAGGTGTAGTGTTTTAGTTGACAAAACAGCAAAAAATCGTTATACTTGCAGTATCGGTGCGGCGGTGTTGTATCATGTGGGAGGTATATAAATTATACTAATGAATATGATACTAATAATATGCATAATTAATATTCATTTATATAATATATAATTCTTAGTGAATAAACATAGCCCCGCTATGTTTATGAGCTTAGAATTATATTATCTACCCTGAGTGTAACGAAGGAGTAGATAATAGGTGATAGAGTATAGAGTAAAGAAATAGGACCTGTAGTAGGTCCTTTTATGTATATTCAATTTTAAGGTATCTCACTGTGTCATCAAAGTCCTCAATGAACTCCTTAGATATTATTTCCTTGGTAGCTATATCCCTAAAGTTATCCCTGAACGCTTCCATATTTCTAGAGCCTAGCACCTCAGCATGAGACACTCCGTAGTATTCCACAAGCCAGTTAGATAATTCATCTATCTCCTCTGTGCTACGTTTCCACCACCAGAACCACTGTGTATGAGAGAGTCCAAAGTGAGCCTGTGCCTTCTTAATGTTCCCGAATAACCTTTTCACAGCCTTTGAGGCGTCAGCCCTTAGCATAGGATTATAAATAAATTCACCATACTCGCTATGAAGCTCAAAGTATTCCTTCAAATAGCTCTCATAGCCCTCAAACCACACAGTAGGACCTGAAATATTATACTTCTTATACCATAGGTACAATAGTCCTCCCTTAACGAATGTCTTTCCTGTCTGATACATATACACAGAGGCAGGGTCCATTTCCCAGAACGGTACATCAGGGAAGAATTTCTGGATATTTATAAAGTCCCCCTCAAGATACACCTCAGAACGCACATATTCAGCCATTCTGCTGTAGAAAACAGATACCGTGGTACTTTCCCCTAGGACTTCAAATAACGCTTTTGTGGACTTGCTAGAGACCTTTAACGAGCCTGTTCCTGCCATGATGTATTTATGAACATTTGCTGTGCTTCCAAATGACCTAGCCAGCTTCTTGTTTAATCCCTTTAGCATTTCTCTCAGGGTCTCATTCAGGTTCTCTATGTAGGTCACAGTGATTTCCTTACCTAGGCGCTTTGTGTAGTAATCTTGGAACTGCTGGCGTCCTGACTCTATGAGCTCCTCTAAGTCATACTTCCCTGTGTCATATATACTAAATAAGAATTCAGCCGTCACAGGGGATACTAGCCTATTCTTCCTTGAAACTTCTTGTGATTTAATATCTGAGAAAATATATTTCATTTTCCTTACCTCCATGTAAATATTGTAGCATATTTGGTTAGGAGATTCAATAGAGAAACGGCAGAAAAAGTAAAGTACAGATAATACAAGGTAAAGAAAGGCACAGAGTATTTTATTCTTTATAGTGTAATATCTGTACTTTGGTAAAATATCCATAGTAAAGTACAATTAATACAGTATAAAGAATAACACAGAGCTATATTTCTTTAATATGCATTATCTGTACTTTGCTTGCAAAGTTCAGATAATAGCATATCAGGAAATCAATAACACGGGGAAGGGAAGCCCTCTGTGTCAATAAGCTAATGTACAATTTCTCAGAGCTCAGGAGTAAAGTACAGATAATACAGTATAAAGAAGAGCTCTAAGAGCTATGTGTATTTCTTTAACTTGTATTATCTGTACTTTGCTAAAAAGCGAGATTTTTACTTGCACTCCCCTGTGACTTATGGTATTATAGATACATAGCTCAGGAGGAAGTATGTTACTCAGTTTAGACATTTCGACTCGTTCAACAGGATACGCCATTCTTGACCACAACGGAAAAGTGGTTACCCATAATGTTATCTCCCCTCGCAACGATAGTTACCTAGAACGTGCACAGGAAATGGCTGAGCAGGTAAGACTTCTTCTGCATAGCTACCCAATAAAACGGGTAATTATAGAAGAGCTTAAAGTTCTCAAAAATCAAAAGACCCTTGTGTGTTTGGCTATAACACAGGGAGTGATTATTAGAGAGCTTAATGATTTAGCTATCAACTTTGTTGGTCCTTCGGTCTGGCGCAAGTTATTTAAGTTATCTGGTCTCAAACGAGCCGAGGCTAAGAAACATGCAATAAGCTTGTGCAGACGGAAGGGGCATGATGTAATCTGTGATGACGACGCAGAAGCGATACTTATAGGAGAATATTTTCATGAGAGTTCAAGTAGTGACATCTACAAAAACTTACGAAGTACCAAACGGGCTACTTCCAAGACTAGAGCAAAATGACACAGAGCGTGTTCTTCGTGTGAACCTTTCTGACACAGAGGAGCTTGTGTGTTATAATTGCCAAGTATATGAGCTAAAGGACGGAGTGCTTAGTTACTTCTGTGTTCCGTCAAATATTATTTACGAAGAAGGGAAACCTTTGGAGTATAAAATTCAATCGCTATTAGGTATGGGGTAGGAAGACTTTTGCTATAAATCTTTTCATATAACCTTTCTATATTACCTTTCTATTACTACCGATACTACCCCATACTAATTATTGTGCATATAGTCAAGTGGTTTAAGACCGTTGGCCGCAACCCAACTATCGGGGGTTCGAATCCCTCTATGCACTTTGCCTTTATGGCAATGTATTTCATATATCTCCTGTATCGTTAAGCCTGTGTGATTGTAAAAGGTCACATGGGCATAGGAGCAAATCACCTAATTACCAAACACACAGTGTTATACTATACATACGTTGCTCCGAAGAGTCCCATAGTGCTACCACTGTGGGATTTGTTTTAGAAGAAAGAGGTTATTATGGCTAAGAAATCAGAGAAAAGACTTTATTCAGATGAAATGCGTGAGCTAAGCTTTGCGTCCTTTGAGGATTTAAAAGCCTATGCTATCCGCTGGGGTCTTGAGGAATATGACGAAGAAATTGTGAAGGCTTTTGGTCTTAAACGCTTTGCAGAAATTCCTCCAGCTACGCCAATGCGGATTAACGCTTTGAAGCAGATTTTTGAGAGTATTGAAAATGGCACAGCACGTATTGAGTGGGCTAACCGTATTGAAGGTAAACCTACACAGACCACTGTGAACCTGAACCGGGAAACTGAGAGTATTGAAGAGCTTGAGCGCTACACCAGTGCTCGTCTTGATAAATTATTTGAGGACTTGTAATGGCAAATTCACAGGACAAGATATTCATCAGGAACTATGATGATTTTAAAGCAAGGCTTAGCGAATATGTCAATCGTGTGATTAACGAAGCGCCTAGTGACAACTTTGAGGAGGCTTTAATTGGCTATCTTGTGGACCTTTACACTGACTCATTTTATGAGGAGCTTGAGTACATTCTTAATGAACTTGGACTAGAGCTTGATGAGGTTGAGTATCGTAATGCACAGAATAGTATCAATCAGTCAGGCTTTGCAAGAAGCAATTACACACGTCTAAAAGAGATTTTTGCCAGTAGGAAAGCTGATATTCTAAGTATTAGAGACGAAGTGGTTGCTGAGAAGGGAAGACTAGACCAAGAAGAGATTGATAGAAGGATAGTACCAATTATTGAGCTTATCTCTGTGTCAGAGGTCCATATGGCTATCGAAAAAGCCTCTGTGGAGACTGCCAAGGTACTTCACCATATCACAGGAGAGGTCATCTACAAGCGGTGGAACTCTGTGAATGATGAGCGGACTTGTCCTATTTGTAGATTACTTGATGGCACAAGAGTTCCTGTGGGAATTTCATTCATTGAGGGACTAGACCCAGAAGACGACGCATACGATATAGCTGTGAATTACTTAAGTTATACAGGAGGAGACTTTAGCTATGCCCACCCAAGATGTAGATGTTGGCTCACCTATGAAAAAGAGGAAGTTACTCTCTAATAGGGAAAAGTTAAGCATACTGCTGGACACTGTGACTCCTAAGGAGAAGCTAAAGAAGGCAGTAAAAGGGTATATACCAAAACATTTTAAGAGAAATAGTATCAGAGAGACTAAGGGCTTTGAGAAAGAGCTTGAATATTATAAGCTAGGCTTCCGTACAGCTCTATCAAGGTTCAATATTGAGCTCTGGTGGTCACAGGCTGTGCAATTTGGAGCTTTCCTGAGTGGGGATTATAAGACTGGCTACTGTGTGGCTACTCCTCGTTACGGTAAGTCCTTCCTGTGTGGAATTATGAGTAATAATTTTGCATTTTCAGGACAGAACTGCTACGCTGTAGGGTCTACAAACGAGTATTCAGGTATCATTATCCAACACGCCAGAGAAATATTAGTAAATGCTCACCCCTCTGTGAAAGAAATGCTGAGCATGGACGAAAATGACGTATCGGCTGTGGATAGACGGCTAAAGCGTGGTCTGAGCTCGTTCTCCAGTGAAGGATTTAGCTTCCGTAACGGAGGAAAGCTAGAAGGGCTCTCTGCTGGTAGTAACTTTACAGACCCCTCTAAAATCCATGTAATCGGACGTGGAGGAAATATGTTTGGAGACGAAGCCAGCGATATTTCACCCCTTGCACTAGGGCACATGGCACGTCGGGAGTTTGAAAGTGATACAGGTGAAAAGCTCATCATGTACCTAATTTCTAACCCACGGTCACTGAACAGCTTCTTTGACTTTATGACCAAGGAAGATTTGGCAGAAGATGAGTTTGTAATGTGGCTAGACGTTGTGACTGCCATGGAAGAGGGCTCAATTAACTACACAAAAGACCAGCTCATGAAATCAGGGTTCACCATCACAGAGGACTCAATCAGAGAAAACCTCCTGTGTGAATTTCCTGTGGAACGGTCTAACTTCTTTGACGCTCAGCCTGATATTCTTGATGAGTTTAATTCACTTAACCCTGACCTTGAATGGTTTCTTGGAGTGGATAGTGCCTACAAGGGTGCTGACAGTATTCAAGTAACTCTGTCTTGTATAGACAAAGAGGGTCACATAACCGCTGTGGATACTACGGATATTAAACCTAAGGAATGGATTGATGGTATCACGGCTAGAGACGTTGTGAATAAGATTATTACAATAGCCAATCAGTTTAAGGTAAGGGCTATAGCTATTGACTCAGGAGGAGGAGCTCACATTGTTCAGCCTCTTAAGATGGCTAGGCTTTCTGGCAAGCTAAAGGCTTATGTGTATGATATAGACTTCGGTGGTAAGGTCACAGAGGCTAAGAAGATAGCCCATGACCCTAGTGCTGAATATGCCTTTAATAAGCGTGTAGAAATGCACCTTATGTTACGAGGAATGATGGAGGCACAACGTGTGTCCTTCATGACTAAAGTCTGGGACGGAATTGCCCGGCAGATGTCCTTTGTGGCAGAAATTCAACGACCAGAAGACAGGCTTGTGAAACTTAGACCTAAATCTGAGATTAAGAAGCTAATTCACCAGTCACCAGACGAACTTGATAGTGTTCTATTGGCTATACATGCCATAGAACTATTCTATTTGGAGGACCATTGATGGGAAGAAAGAGAAAGAAGAAGAAAGTACAGAAGCCTCAGCAAGAACAGCTGAGTAGACGTACACCAGAGGAGCTTGAAGGTGTAGAAGCCATGGATAAGTTCTTTAATTCTGCTGTGGAAGACCGATTGCTATATACTTCTAGTGGTTACCGGGAAATGCCTATTGGAAAAGACCTTAAGACCATTGAAAAGCTTGCTTTGAGCCTTCCTGATGTAGATTATATCCTTGACAGCATGGTATACTACATGTTCACTAACCGCCTGACAACGAAGGACGAGGAGAAAGATAAGCTACTCCATAAATATTTACAGGAAACCAACTTTAATGGTCAGCGTAATATTGATGTCCTGCAAGGTGTAGCCAAGGGTTATCGGAAATATGGCTACTATGGGCTATATAATTCAGGTCAAGGTCTTGTAGGAGTTCACCCTAAGGATATTCTTGCAATCACAATCCCTTACCCTGAGCACCCTGTGTTGACCCAGACATTGAGCTATGTAATTAAGCGTACAGATGACGCACATGCCATTGTAGACCGTATCACAGGATATAGTAAAGGCTATACAAATCTTGACGTTGAAGCTTATATGGATTTGTTACAAAACCCAGAAAAGTACAAGGACGATTTGCTCCTTGTTACTGAGGATAATTTCGCCTGTGTCAAGTTGGATACGTCTAAGGTATTCGGCATTAGTCCCCTACTTAAGGACCGCAAGCGTGTGCAGTTACTCTTGAACATTCTTGATAGAATGAACTATGATATTGCACGAAATGGTATTGGTACTATTGCGCTTCAAGCAAAGGATAGTATCATTGATAGCATTGAAGAGGGCGAAGCAGAAGGATTTGTACCTAGTGCTGGACAACTTCTTGATATGGGACGTACCGCTAAGAAGGAACGTGCTGACAAGATTGCCAAGGACATGGAAGACATTTCACAGAAGCTCTCAGAAACAGAGTATAATGACGCTATTGTGTATTCTAGTAAGTTTGAGAACCTGCTCCAACTCACACGGGATACCAAGGCTGTGGACTTCCTAGATTATCTGTCACTGTATGCCTCATCTATCGTCGCTCAAATGTTTGGAGTACCTGCAAGGCTATTTGACCTCGGTAAGACAGTATCAAATATTGGTACACACAGTATCATTGATAACTCAATGAAGAATAATATTATCCCTATGCGGACACACTTCATTGGTCAATGCTCACGTCTAATTGAGAACGCTGTGGGACTTAATCACCATGAGCAAGATATTACTTTTGCAAGTTACGAGTTCTCTAAGGACTACAACTATAGCAATGACATGACAATTCTTGAAGTTTATGATAGACTTAAGGAAATCGACCCAGAGAAAGCGGAAGCCTATCTGGATAAAAACTTAATTATTTAAGGAGATATGTAATGCCTAGAAAGAAAGTTACTGTTGAAGATTTGAATGAAGTTTTTGTGGAAGCTGTTCATGATGATACTCCAATGGCTGTGGCTACTAACTCAGGTAAGGTAGTTAGTGGAGATACACGTAGAGTTGGAGAGGCACGTAAGGTAGACTATGAGCTTGAGTTCTGGTTGCCTGTGCCTGAGGATTTTGACCCAGCAGGTTCTGATTTGGAGCTTGTTATGGGAGGCACAGCTTATGTGCAACGAGTTGAGGCTAAACAGCGTTTTATCTCAGCCCGTATTGGTCGACGTGTCCGTAACTATGCCTCACGTGTGGCTATTGCCTTCACCAATTTCAAGGAAGATGGTTCTACAGAAGTTTACACAGCAGAAGATTTCTTCAAGCTGTATGAAATTTTTGATGATGATGTCATTGAAGCCTGTGAAAATATTATTGTAGAGGTGCTAGGAGTTTCTACAAACCTCATTCAGTACATCACAGATGAGTCAATGATGGAGAACGTCCTGAAAATTATGCAGAATAATCCCAGCTTTTTTCAGACAAATTAGTTACCTGATTAACTATGGCTGGGCACTAACCTGTGGTATTATTCAAGAGAGAGAGGAGTGGAGAGGGCTTGCATATGATGATGTAATCCCTGTGCCACTCGATGAGATAGATGAGCAGGTTCTTGTCTTGACCAAGGAATATAATATCCCTTACTTAACTCTCATGGACGATACAACTTACACAGATATTGGTGTATTATATGCTAAGGTTGCCAACTCTAAGGCTTTTGAGGCTTATAGCCAATATATTAGCCTAGATGAGAAGGGAAGGGCAGACCATGTGAAAGACTATGGAGAGCCTAAGCCTTATGAATATGAGGTAATCACTGCTGAAATGCAGGAACGATATGCGGAACAGCAACAAAACGAGTTGCAAAAGATGTATAAGAGACAAAGGAGTATTTGATGTCTTCAATTATTACAGATGTGTTAGGATTTATTGAGGAAAAACGAGGAGCTATTAAGCCTGAGTATGTTCGTAACGGTAAGCCTGTGTACACACTACGAAACTATGCTGATATGACTGACCTTGACGCTGATGTATTGCTTAATGGAGGTCAATTTAACCTAGCAGAGAAAGTACCTACGTTTGGACGTGGAGGAAACCTGCTTCGCACCCCTCGTACTTCATACGCTGTGAATGTAGAGATTGCATTTGATAACCGTGTGAAGATTGAGAAACACACAGATGCTAAAGGTAAGGAGAGTGATGTTTATGTCTTTGTTGTTGACCAACGAGCTCTTATGGACCAATCTTCTGGACATATCTACGCTAACTTCGTTGTTGGCTATATTATAGGTCCTGACGCTAAAGGTAAGCCAGAAGTCAAAGGAACTAAGCACATCAAAGAAGATGAGTTTGTGAATGACTATGACCAGACATTTGACCCATCTTCCATGGAAGAAATTATGGAGCTTATCAACAAGTACCGCCTACAACATGGTACAGCCAAAGTTATTGAAGAGCTTAAATTCAATAAATAGTAAAAATAAAAGTGCAGTGTGCTATTTGACTATCTGTGCTTTTTTTGGTATAACTAGGTAGACAATTATTAAGGAGGACAGACATGGTACGCAAGTATAAAACTACTACTGTTAAGCCAGCTGCACCAAAACTAACTCCCTCAAAGGAAAACAAAATTAAAGTCGCAATTATGAACCTGAAATTGACTGTAGGTTCGCAAGAAATGACTTTCAAATCACCTTTGGCTGAGCAAATTTTGGCAAAGGTTAAGCATATTATTGTGGGACGTGAACAGGTTCAGTATTTTGATAAAGCTGACAACAAGTTCAAGTCATTCACTTATTGCTGTGGTGACAAGTATGAAGTTTCCTTCACTACAGAAGAGCGCACTCTTCAAACAACTGAAGTAGACTGCTACAAGTTCCCAATTACTTATGAAGGAGATAAGTAATGAATGATACAATCGAAGTAGGAATGACCTATGACGAGTATCTGGCTCAAATTCGTGCTGAACAGTTCGGCTGGGAAACAGAAGAGATTACATCAATCTCTGACAGTGACCTAACTAAGCCAGCTGTAGAACCAGAAGCCTCTGTGGAAGAGGTTCATTACGAAGAACCAGTTGTGGAGGGAACTCCTGTGGTTGAAGAGCCTGTACCGACTGAGGAAGTTCCTGAGGAAGTAGAGGAGTTAGATGAAGTTTAGAGTTTCACGATTTTTGAAGCGTGACTTGGTAGTCCGTGTGAACTTTACAAAGGACGGCTACATTCAGAGTAACCGTAAATTGTTTGAGTTTTATCCTTCTGGTAAAGCAGATGATGAAGGCTGGTATGAAACTACTGATGAGATTTTAGTAGATAGCCTACGAGGACTTACTGAGCAGTTACCTTACACGCCAGAGGCAGAAGCAGGTCTTAAAAAAGATGGAGTTTCTTATGAATACGCCTACTGTGCAAGCTGTGGGGGTCATAAAGTTCGTAAACTTGAATACCATCTATTTGAGGTGACTGAATAATGCCAGTTTATTCTAAGATAGCCAAGAAAATCCAGAATGAGATAGACACCTACCTCATGAATAAGGATTTGCTTGACGGCTATATTAACTTGAGTAAGACTGATAAGCACAAAGAGTCATTTTCTGTGAATAAGAATTATGACGGTGAGGACGGATACATGACCCTCTTATCTGAGGGCTCTGTTCTTTACCCAGACGGTTCTATTCGTCTTTATCTTGCTAAAGGTACACTCCAGAAGTGGTACGATAGCATTGATGAAGAATACGAAGGTTATGTAACGGTTGGACATGTAGATACTAACAGCTTCCCTGTGCGACAAGGCTACTTCCGTAAGGAAGACTTAAGGATTATCACAGACGATAAAGGACGCTCAGATTTACTTGTAAAACCTCATGTGAACACAGAGCTTAGCCAGATTAAGGACCTTATCATTCAAGATGAGCCTTTTGCTATTTCATCTGAGTTTAGCTGGACTTTCAAGGACATTAAGCCTGAGGAAGTCGCTGAGTACACGAAACTGACCAAGTATAATGCACAGTTTACTGACGAACCTGTGCCTATCACTGATAATATACACATTACAGGATTTTCATTTGTAGGAAATCCCGGAAATGCAAAGAGCGGAGGCTATGAACCCTCTGTGTATTTGAAACAAGAGAAGGAGCTAGAGTTGGATAAAGAAAACACTTTAGATAAAATCCTTGCTTACTTCAATGGACAATCTGCTGAAGCTACAGAAGTTGAAGAAAAACAGCCAGAAGTAGTTGAAGAAGTAGTTGAAGAGGTTAAGGAAGAAGTAGCTGAACCTGCTGTAGAAGCAGAAGCTGAGGCTACTGAGCAAGCTGAGGAAGTGAAAGAAGAAAGTTTGGAAGCTAGTACAGTAGAATTGCTGGAAAAAGCTACAGCTAAAATTCTTGAACTTGAGGCTAAGGTTGGAAAGCTTGAAGCTGAAAAGGTTGCTCTTGAACAAGAGAAAGCTCAATCAGAAGGAGCTATCAAACAACGTATGGAAACACTTTCAGCGTTGCTATCTAAGGCTTCTGTTGAAGCCCCTGTGGTTAAAGAGCAGGAAGAGAAATTAGAGCAGTCTACAGGTCTGCGTAAACGTTTTGGAGGAAAATAACTAATGGAAAAGTTGACAAGTTTTGACATTGTTCTTAAGGAAGCTATTGACTATCTTTATGATAATTCTAAAGTAGCACTTGCTAACCTTGAGTCAATGGCACGTGACGCAGGCGCTAACTTTAAGCCACAAGCACCATTCCATAAAGATGGAGAAATCCCATTCGGTATCTCCCGTGACTGGTCTAAAGCTCAGCCAAGCCTTCGTGAAGTAGGTATGGAAGACGAGCTGGTATCAGACTTGCTTAAACGCTTTGAGCAAGCTAACCTTGGTACTTTGCGTCGTGCTAAAAATGGCGATTGGATTATGGAGTCCCTGACATGGGGTACAGAAGCCCCAGACTTCTCTGGTGATACTGGTGATAGCTGTTGCTTCACTGAGAAATTCACTATGAAAGCAACTGGTGACGCTACACCTGTTCGCTACCTGTGTTTCAAGGACTGTGAAAACCGTCTTGACCGTATGATGAAGGACAAAGTACACTTCAAGCAAGGTGACTTGATTAACAAGTTCCAGAAGCTTGGAATGAGCTATGCAGAAGCAGAAGCTTTCATGGCTTGGTACACATTTGCGTTTATCGTACAACGCCATATCGTACAAGGATTGCTCTCTTACAAGGGTAATGGCTTACGACCATTCCACGGTGTAGCAGAAATGATGACCCACCCGGGTATCACTCCTATTGACGCTGCTGGCTCTGTAATTGGTGCTTTCCGTCAAGTAGCTTGCTACCTTGATGTACTCCAATCACAAAATTCTAACTACAAGATTTATGTTCACCCATTGACTTTGCGTGGAATTAAATCAGAAATCAAACCGGGCAAGGACGCTCAACTGCCAGAAGGCTGGGCTATCTCAGGTGATACTGTGACATTCCGTGGCATTAAGTTTGGTACTTCTTACCACATGCCTTATGACAATGAAGTCAGCATGACTGGTGAAGCTTATGTCCTTGACTTGAACCGTGTAGAAGCCTTGACACAACACGACTTGTTCGTACCTCAAGACTCTATCCGCACTGTGACATCAGAAGATGATACTCAAGCAGGCTGTGAAGTAATCTGTGACAAGTATGAAAACTTTGGTTTGGTATATACCAATTCACCAGTATCTCACTTGTTGATTGCTAACATTCCACTTGACCAACAATGCCCTGCCGTTGTATTCGAGCGTATCCAAGGTCTTCTTACAGGTCTTAATCCGTTCCCAATGGCTACTATCAAGGCTGAGGCTTAATTAAAGGAGGTTGGCAATGGCTGATAACAAAGAGCTTCAAATTGAGCTTGTAAAGGTCACTGAGGAGCTAAAGAAACATTGCCAATGCTTCGACTGCAATGATGGTGCAGACATTCAGGAATATGTGGGTAAGTTCCTTCGGGTTCTTGCCCAAATGTTCTGTTGGGTTGATAAAACCTGTGCAACCATACTAAAGACAGCTCGTGAGGAAATCATTGAGCTTGGGAACTATGAAATCTGTGAATGTAAGGCTATATTTGAATTTAAGCCTTATTATTTTAAAGGTTTTGACCCTAGCACAGTAAAGCTGTTTTTACACAAGAGACAAGGGCTTTCTCGTGAAGTAATTGAGCTTGACAGAACTAAGTGGAGTTGGGATAGTATTGATGAGACTATTCTCATTGATATGACCGAACAAATCAACCCTTGTTGTCAATGTGATACCTCATGCCAATGTGAGACTACCTACAAGCTTGTAGCACGGTATGAGGCTGGTTACACAGCTGAAACATTACCCTTGTGTGTTTATGAGGCTATGTGCCACTTCTTACAAGTATTCATTGCTTACCAGAACAACTGTGGAAGCTTGGACGATTGCTCTAAGATGGACCGGTTGGCTGTAGGCTCTGTGCTTAAGAGTAAATCTGTGGACTACCTGATTAGGACATGGGACGTTGACACAGCAAGTCTTGAGTATATTTACACTAAGTTAATCAACCGTTGGGCACTACAAAGCTTGAGCATGTTGTCCCTGTGTCAGTATGAAAACACAAGCGTATTTATTGCAGTAGGAAAGGCAAGAAAGCATGAAAGTAAGGTATCTAGGGGAGTACACAAGAGAGGCTAGAAGTTATGGCTGTTCTCGTTGTGGGACTTCTACTACTCATTCATCTAATGAGGTCTATAAGACAGAATACCGTATGTACTATGAAGGACGATTGTTCGTCTTTAAAAAGGGAGAAGTTCAGGAAGTGGCTGATGATATTCAAGGACGCTACCTGCTTAACCTGAAACATAGAGACAAGGACGGAGCTGTTAAGCCTTCCTTTGAGGAGGTAAATGATGGGGCTTCCCAAGAATAATAAAGAAGTAATAGTAATTAAGCAAGGAGGAAAGGTATCACGGTATGATGAAAACAGCCGGAAGATAGATACCTGCCTGTTTGAAGAGGTTGAACATCTTAAGTGTGTAGATTACATGCCAGTAGGTCGGTTTGAAGATGTAGAGACAACTCACAAACTAGAAACTTCCTCCACACTAGCCACTTTCTATTTTTCACTTCACAACCAGCTACACACCTGTGACTTTGACATAAAGCATGGCTATTATGTTATCCAGCGTGTGAGTGTTCGGTGTAATTACGGCAACTGCCCTGAGGACGCTGGTGTCGTCTTCTGGAAGGTCGTCGGTATCAAGACTTATGAGGTACTACCCGGTTGCTGGGACGTTAAATTGACGGTACAGCGACTAGCAGGACGTGAGCATGAGCAACTACTCTTTGAGTGTAAGCCTTATGTTAAGCAAATGCAAGGGATTATTGCCGTAGACCATGACTGACATTTCTAAAATCACAGGTGATGAGCTCCTAAGGGAGTTTGCAGAAGTTGTGTATAATGTTGCTCTTGAGTCTAGGGCAGAGGTATCCAGAGCCACTGGAGCTCTTAGAGAGAGTACCCAGATAAAACGCACACGAAATGGCTTTTCTGTATCAGTAAGTGCTGATACGCTAAGGGAGAAGTCAAAGCAAGATAGGTTCTACGCTACTACATATATGCTAAAGGGATACCCTAAATCAGGGCTACCTCCTTTCAACTATATCGAAAATGCCACAAAGATTATGGGAGGACAGCTCCTTCCACTCTCTGTGTCAAGTATGTCAGCTAGACAGCCTAGTGGGCGTAGAGGTTCAGGTATTGGTACAAGTACCGATATAGGTAAGGAAGTGCTAGAGGAATGGATTAGTGCAAACAAAGGTAAGTCAAGGATTATAAGGAGTCTTAGAAGGTGATTAGTAGTATTTATATCAATATAAAGAAATGGTTACAGCTCTACGGCTATGAAGTCTTAGACTACTTTATCCAAGTGGATAATAAGAAAGAAACCGACCCACGAAAGCGTTACAGAGAATTTGATGAGCAATTCAATGTTCATGTAGGGACTTCTGAACACTATGAGAATAATCAAGGCTGGGATACTCCCTTCTTGGCGATAGACATTGTGCCGGACCCCCTAAACAAAGGCTGTTTTAAACGGTATATAGTTAACTTCTCTGTGTACTACTCTTCTGTGTCACCTACCACAGGTAGACGTTGTATAGAGAATACACCAGAGGGCAAGCTAGAGTATCGTGACGGTGTGTATCAGGCTATATGCGAAATGATATATCATCAAGTTAAGACAACAAGAGGCTTGAAAATGAAGACCTTCGCTGATGATGTAGCTTCTAAAGATGATTGGTATTTACCAATAAAAGTAACCCCTGTGAAATTTGGGGACTTAACAGACTTTAGCAGTGAGCTCACAGATGAGGTTGGAATGTTCAGCTTCCCAATAACTTTATCAATTTTTGAATGTTAGGAGAATATAATGGCAAATCGTTTGTCTTCCGCTGATGTAGAGCGTTTCTACATGACACGAAATGAACTGGCTTCTCAAGGTAACTCCCGATTGGAGCTTGAAGCAATGTCACTTGTTCGTGAATATTTGGCTAACTACCAAGACCCAACTCCTGTAGCACCTAGCGGTCCTGTGATTGGTCCTGCTAATAAAGCTACAGAAGAAGAAGGAAAAGAAAACAAATAAGGAGTTACACTAAATGGCTTATTCATCTACCAATATGTCACACCCTTTGTACGGCTTTAACAAGCAAGATAAGAATGACATTATCACAGTAGGAGTTACTGAGGAAATTCGTCCAAGTGTTCGTTTGAAAGCTAACCGACGTATCGCAGTCGATACAGGTACTGAGGTAGGTTTTGACGCTAACAAAGTTCCTCAAGACCAAATCAACTGTGGACCTATTAAGTGTTTGAACACAGGTACACTGTTTGTAAAACACGCTAACAAGAAAGCGAAAGTTCGCTATCAAATTCGTTCTCACCCAGACAAGTATGCTCTTGGTTTCAATATGATTTACCTGAACTTGCCTAAGGCTGGTACTTACACACTTCGTGCTAAAGTATCTGACTACGCTGACGCAACTCAGACTAACTCATTTACCTACGCTTACAAGTTCGCTGTGACTGCTCCGGGAGAAGTCCTACGTACAGTAGACTTTACTGATATTGTATCACTGAATGACACTGCTAATGGCGGTGGTCAAACAGGTACTGGTTGGTATCCAGAGTTCAAGAATGGCAAGCTGACTGGTAAGCCAAGTGCTAAATCAGCAGGTATTACAATTTCTTATGAGGTTGAAGCTTCTGCTGATACTGAACTGGAAGAAACAGCTCAAATCGGTTTCAGCTCAATCTACATTGTGGGTGACCGTTCAGAGCTTCGTAAGTTCTCTAACGTACTGTTGTCTTGCTTGACTTCATTCACACATAATGTCTCTGTGCCAGCTTCTGACGCTCGTTGCTTCGGACGCCAATATGACGCAGAACAGATTGAAGTAACCAAAGAGATTACAGCTACAACTACTTCTGCCAACGATTACTGGTTGAACCCACTGGAAAGTGTATCTAATCTGGTAACAAGTGGTATTCCTCAAACTGATACCTATGTGGTTGATGAGGTTACTGTAGATGGTAAGAAGTACGGTGAGATTTACCTCCCAGACTTGTACTTTGGTGACTGTAACACAATCATCATTTCACTTGACCGCTGTGAGTCTACTTACCTCTCAATGCTTCCTGTGTCACCGGGTGTTAGCCTTCGTGCTGATGAGTTTATCGTCATTACTGACCAAAAACTTGCAACACCTCGTGGAACAGTCCTTGTGAGTGAAGACTACATTGGTGAAGAAGTCCTTGTGACTTACAACGCTGAGCGTGAAGTTGAGCTGATTGTAGCAAATGACAAACGTCTTGACAAGACACACTTCCGTGTGACTCAACACGTTAAGGATACTAAAGGTAATGACCGCTACTACGTATTCAACAACGTTCTTATCACAGAGAACTCACGTGAATACGGTACAGATAGTGAAGTTACTCTGTCCTTGACACTGACAATCTCACGGGACGATAATGGCAATTTCTACGAAGTTCGTAAGGACAGCGGAGACTTAGCCTAATAATTAGAAGGAGAAGTTATGGTAGTTCGTACTATCGGAGTTAATATTACAGGAGCAGAAGACGTACAGCGTGTTCAGTCGCTCCTTAATGGACTAAAGAAACAGGTAGGCGAAGTCAATAACCTCCTCAAAAAGGAACTAGGGGCAGGCAATAAGTCTGCCTCTTTTAAGGTTAATATAGGGTTCTCTACAGCACAGTTCCAGCGTGAATGGAGTGCATTTAAGAAGAGAGTAGCACCTACACTAGAGGTTAAAGTAAAGCTCACTGGGGATAAAGGTAATGGCAATGACCCCTTAGAGAATATGAATGATGGGGCTAGACGGTTTATGTCTAATTCCCAATCTCTAAGGACTCAGCTTAACACCATAGGAGGAGCTCTTGACGGGCTCTCTAGCAAGACTTTAACACTAGGTAAGGCTCTTGGAGCTCTGGCTATTGGAAAGGTGCTAGGAGGCAATCTACGCTTCTCTACGGGTATCTTTGGGTCAATGCTTAAAGAGATTAACGCAGTGAGGAATGTTTTACAGAAAGGCTTTACAATCGGGAAGATTGTTACTGCACCAGCTGTGAAAACTCTTACTGCTCTGGGTAGCCTAGGAAGTAGAGTCGGAGCTACTTTTGTGAGACACTTTAACTTAGCGTTATCTAACCTTGGACGTGGTGTTATTCACATGAATAGCTTCCAGAATATCTTCAACCGTATCGGTCAGACGATTAACCGAGGTGTGCGTAGTATCGTACAGCAGACCAAAGAGCTTGGTGACGCAATGGTTACCTATGAGACACAGATGGCTTCTTTCGGACAAGACAGAGGCACTACAGAGGCTGTGGCTCAGGAAATCTCTCGCTATGGTGCGGCGACTGCCTATAACGGAGCTGATTTGCTTCGTAATACTGGTTACTTTACAGCCCTTGGAGTACAAGACCCTGTGAAGTTGACTAAGGCTATTGCTGGTCTGGTTGCTACAAATAAAAACCCTATTGATGACTTTGCAGGGGTAGCTAAACAGCTTACTGACGCATTACAGGCAGGTAAGTTGAACTGGCAAGACTTCCGTATCATTCAGTACCGTCAGTCCCCTGTGGCAACACGTCTGATTGATGAGGAGCTTGCTAAACGTGGCTATCTTCAAGATGATAAGGGCAACCCTGTGAACAAGCAGACGGCTATCCGTAAGGGGTACTTGTCTCTTGAGAAATACTTGGAAGTCCTTACAGAAGTAGGTAATAGTGACGCATTACAGTCTCTTACAAACACCATCAAGACACCTAAGCTTGCTTGGGATAACTTGCTTGAAAATATAGGTTTGAAGGCTAGTGGTGCTGTAGGAGCAGAAGGTCCTTTGAAAGGGCTCTATGATAGTATCGTTGACTTTATCAAGGATATTACTGCTCTCGTCGAGAAGTCAGACCCTGTGTGGCAGTATGTCGGTGAGAAATCACAGAAGGCTGTTGCAGGTATCCGTGGTTACTTCTCTGAATGGAATAAAGCTTTCTCTGAGCAATTAAAGGGAAGTCTTCCTACATTCCTTAATGGAGTTGAAGGAGGGTTCTCTGGAGGCAGAGTAGCCCAAGGACTTAACGAGATTACACAGGCTTTATTGGCTATGGGTAACGCTACAACCTCACAGAACCTTGGTAAAGGTCTTTCTGAGGTAGCCTATCAGTATGAACGCCTTGTGGCTAAGTTTATTGGGCTAGGACAAGTGTTGCTTGATAATGGAGCTCTTGACACTGTAGCTAACTTTGTTGCCTTATATGGTGATATGGTAGCTCAGGTAGCTGGAAGCTCTGTGATTAGGAACACACTGACATTCATTAACTTTATCATTGATGAGGTTGAGAAGACTGTCAATAATGGAGCACTAGTAAGCGGTGCTGATAGGGCATTTGCTGGGTTGCTAGACTTCTATACACAGCTTGTGTCTTTGGCAAGTCTGTTTATCAATGATACTCCTATTGTAAGTAAAGGACTAGAGTATGCTGGTCAGGTACTTACAGCCATCGCTACCACAGTATCCTCTGTGAAAGAGCTTATGAATAATATGCTCAATGGAGGAGCTTCTGGAAACTTCAAGAAAGGACTAGAGCTAGGTTTCCAGCAAGGGGTAAGTGGCTATGGAGACGACCCTAGGGGATTAGGACGTACTATCCTGTTTATCCAAAAGGTTCGTAAGTTCTTTGAAGACCTCATGAAGGAGTATAATAACCTATTTAACACATTTAAGTATGCTAACCAAGTGGGAGCAGAAAAGTATGGAGTTAAAATCGGTAACTTCCTTGGAGAGGTAGCCAATATCTTCGGCAAGATTATTGAGTGGTTTGATAAAAAGATTGGACAGCTCAATGGACGTATTAACTTCAATACTGTCAAGACCCTTGTGGAAGAAGTAGGTAAGATGTGGCTCTCTGTGGTCAATATGCTTACTGATACGGTTACTAAGTCTATTGGCTCACTACCTAAGGGCAGATTAGAGCAGGGCATGAAGAACTTCTCCTCTGTGTTCCAGAATTTGCAGAAGTCATTACAGCCTATCTATCAGGAACTTCTCACAGGGGTACTTAAGAGTGCTACAGGGAATACCGGTAAGAAGCTGTTACAAGCAATGGCTGACTTTGTGAAAGCCGTTGTGTCAATGATTAGAGATATTCTTAAGTATATTGGTCATGGCTCTGTGGAAAGTGGATTTAACACTATCCTTAAATTCTTTACTAATATCCTTAATTTTATGACTGAGATTGCTAAGTTCATGGGACAATATCCGGGACTTACTACAAGCCTACTAGGTCTTGTGACTATCTTTGGTGTGATAGGTAAAGTGCTAGGTTCAGCGGCTAAAATGGTTTCTGTTGCTAACGCCCTTGGACTAGGTAGCCTAGTTTCAGGAGGAGGAGCTACTGCTGGAGGAGGACTTTTAAGTACGACTCCTATAACCTCACTTCTTGCAAACTCCGAAGGTAATGCCCTACAACAGTTACTTGCTAGAGCAGGTACTCCTGCCCTCAATAGTGCTGGCTTGAAAGTTGGTGCATTTGGGGCTTCTCCTATAGGGGCTATTGCTTCCTTAGTTGCTCAAATGATTGCAGACCCTGTGCAAAGAGCTATTGGAGGGCATGGAGGAGCTACAGTAGGAGGGGCACTTAAGACAGCAGGAGCTGGGCTTGGTTTAGCTGGGGCGACTTTCACAGGGGCTTCTCTAGGGACAGCTGTGTTCCCCGGAATTGGTACTGCTATTGGTGCTTTACTAGGAGCTATTGCCAGCTTACTCCTTGGAGGAGGTAAGAACCTCATGGACGGTATTGAGGGACTCCTTACTGGCTACAATGATGAATACCGTAAGCAGGCGGCGGAAAACGCTAAGGCTATTAGAGAGAACGCAGAGGCTGTGTCAAGAGCACGGGCTGATGAGCATACCACAAGAGACGTTCTCGGCTCTAAGGTGACCCTAGGTGGCTACTTGCAAAACGTAACAGATATGCAAAAGAAAGTGTTTGGTAAGCTTCAACAGAACTTCACAGACGCTACAGCATATATGCAGAACTCTATGCAACTGTTAGAGCAAGCAGGAGCTACTGACTCCGCTACTATGAGGCAGACTCTATTTGACCTTGGTTATAACGCACAGAAGCCTCTTAAGGACATGCAAGGCACTTATGTACGCATAGGTGAGGAATTGATGTCTTGGGAGCAATTAAAGGCTCAGAATGGCTTATATGGCTCTGAGGGAGACGAAATCCTCTCTGCTCTCCTTAATCAGGTAGCTATTGCTCAAGGAAGACAGTTCACAGATATTGTTGATGAGCAAGGAAACTTGATTACTCAGATGGACGCTTATCGTCAAGGTGCTCAAAACCTCACAGAGGAAAAGAGAAGAGAGCTTCAACAGAAACTCATTGACGCTGGTGTGTCACGTGACCAAGTATTACAGCTTCCTGATAAAGCCCTTGAGTTCCTTGTGAGTCAGTATGATACATACACTAACACAATGGACGCTGAGAAGAAGAAGGCTGAGGACGAAGAGAAGGAAAGCAAGCATAAGGGAACTCTTGAAGACGCTTGGAATAGGCTTAAGAACGCTGTGCAAGGAGTACGTGATTGGGTAGCCGGAGTAATCGGAGGTATTGCCGATTGGGTTACAGGAAGCAAGGGAGGAACTTCTCAGAAGAAGATTAGTAAAAATCCTTTTTACAAGAGTCTTTTTGGAGGATTATTCTTCTCCAGAGGAGGCTTTGTGAACTACCTAGCACAAGGAGGAAGCCCACTACTTGGAGGTATCTTCCAGCCTAGAGGTACTGACACTATTCCTGCAATGCTTACTCCGGGTGAGTATGTTCTCCGTAAGAGAGCTGTGGATAGCCTAGGAACTGACTTCCTAGATAACCTAAACCGCTATGGTATTGGAGCTCTTAGAGGTAACAATACAACTACAGTAGTGAATAACTACTATAACAACAATGCAAGTGTTAATCAAAATATTGATAACAAGTCCAACTACCTGAACGGTATGTACGGATTGGATAGATTGATGAGGTATGTTTAATGGGATATAGAGGCGAAAATGTAAATAAGCCTAGACGATATATTCAGTATAACGACCTTGTGTTCACAGGGACACGAAGCATACAAGAGCAAGCTGAGAGTGTAGCCTTTAGAGTTAATTCAACTCCAAGGGCTTTCACCCATGGCGCTTTTGTAGGTAATAGAGGTGATGAGCTACTTGTAGATACTCACACTATTAGCTTCAAGATGGCTCTGAAAACAAATACATGGAGTGATGAGAATATCCGTGTGCATTATGACTTCATAGTTCACCAGCTAACAAGGAAAGGTAAGCTCTGGGCTGTTGATAGTGGAAACCAGCTTATTTGGTGTCATGCCTACTGTACTAGTATGCAACAGCAGAAAGAGTGGACGCTTACCGACAATGGCTACCTTGTGTTACAAGTTGAGTTTAATAATGCAGAAGGCGTTTGGCACAAGGCTAGTGAGCACAAGACTTACTTTGACAGGTTCGACCTGTGTAGCTTTACTCAGATGAAAGCAGATTGCCTTCAATCACGTTGCTGTGATGAGGGACAGCCTTGTACAGAGTGTGAGTGTTGTAATGATAATTGCTCGGCTATGAAAGACATGGTAGACTACTGCTCTGCTGTTCAGGACATTGATTTCAATGAGGAGTTCTTTGACCTCTGTGATAGTAAGTGGCGTGTAGTTCATAACTGCCAAAAGGCTAGAATTGATGGCAAGACACTTCCAGAGCTCTATGCACATGCCCTCTGTGACCTCTGTGTAAATGGAGAGCTTCACAAGACATTTCAGGCTGATACAGTGTTGGATAGCACTCAGTGGAGAGTTGGTCTGTTCGGACATTTCAAAGACCCTATTATCACAGTAAACAATACCAATATCAAGGTAAAAGGTGAATACAACGGGGTTCTTACACTTGACCAAAGAGGAAATGTACGGTATGCTAGTAGTTGGGAATGTCTTGAGTATGACTACAAGGTTGTCAAGTTAGATAACTTGTCTTACTGTGAAGGACCATTCCGCATAATTAAAGGACGAAATACCATAAATGTATATGGTGTTCTATCAAGCACAGCGTGTGCTTATGTAGATTACGAAAGGCTTACACTATGATAGGGAAAATTATAAATGGAGGAGACGGTTCAAGAGACCAGCTATTATTGCCTGAGGATTTCTTAGGTGACTTTTCGCTAGACTTTAACTTAATGGAAGTTCCGTCAATTCCAATTACTATCCCTTCTAAGTATGCTAAGCTATTGACTGGAACAACTCAAATTAGCCTGTCTAGTGATGATTGGAACTTCCTAGGCACTGTGTATGAGAAGAGGACAAATCATAAATCAGGTACTTGTACTGTGAGCCTCACTCATATAGTAGGACTTCTTGACAAGAAAAACCTCCCGACTAATGTTACCTTTAAGGATAGCACAGTTCAGGAGGTTGTTAAGAAGGTTAAGGAATACTGGAAGGACGCTAAGAATGACTTAGTGAACCTTATGAAATTTGAGTTTGTAGACAAAGTTGAACGCAAGATAGAGTATGAGTTTTCACAAGAAACGGTCTTACAGTTCCTTACGAAGCTCTGTGAAAAGACACAGGATATGCAATGGCGCATAGATAAGAAAGACCCATTCAAGGTGACGTTCTCAGCAATGGGAGCTAAGAAGGAAGTCATGATTTCCCCTGAAACCTATCTGATTGACCTTGGAGAAGTTCAGGAAAGCTTCCAAGGAGTAATGAACGCTGCTGTGGTACGCTCAGATAAGGCAGACGCAGGAGCAAGTTCTCTGACCCTTCGGGACATATTCCATGACAAGAAACTCATGATTGAAGGCTTTCCTGTGATTAAGACAGACAGACCTGTAAACTCACAGAGACACTTTGATTACCCACCTCTCCCTGTGTTCGCTACTGATATGTCAGAAGATGAGTATGCTATCCTAGATGAGGAAGGAATTGCCCTCGAAGCAGGAGAACTCTACTGGGGTAGCATTACTACTAATGACACACAGGCGATAGCTGGTGAGAACAAGGAAGTGTCTGATGAGGACCGTATTAAAGCCACTGTGCAAATGTATAAGTCGGCTATTAGGAAGATGAGAGCTTCAAGGAGGAAGGTTATATATCCTGTGACTACTTCACCTCTGCCAGCAGGGGTTCAAGTAGGAGACAAAGTAAAATTTGTCTTAGGAGTAGACCTTGTGGAGCTAACACCTTGCAGTAAATACTATACTAAAGTGCTCAGAGCAAATGACTGGTTTTATGTAAACAAGATGAGTTACCAATACTCTACAGGAAATTCACTTGTGCTTAGCCTAGAGCTGAGTAAGTTCTTATCAGTGGATAGAGAGGTGACTTAATGGACGCTGTAACTAGGTTAGTAAACACAGTAAGAGATACTAGAGAGAGGGTTACACAATCAAGCCGTCAAAGGCGTGGAGGTGTAACAGACCTCTTTGGTGTTGACTATGTAGACACAATACGGAACACAGAGGAAATGGTTGGGGATAAGAAGAAAGAAGCCAACTACCACCTCACTGTGTCAGGGGATTTAGATAGGTTTCAGCGCTGGTTTCTTAAGGTTATTGTTACAAATAACAAAGGAGACAATTCAGAGCAAGAACAAGAGGGTGTTCGTCCTATGTCTGATGTTCACTTAGAGGTATTTGCACACAACGCAACTACTGGACATAGTGAGACGATTGACCTGACACCTTTCCTAAAGGCTATATGGAAGTGTAACTGGATTGCAGACGCTAAAGGCGGAGAAGGTATCTTTCCTAATGGTAATCCCATGGAAGGCTATGACCTGATGAAAGTTGCATGGTATCTCAATGATAAGCAGAGAGAAGCCTTGTATAGTCCGGGAGAAAAGATATTCTCTGTGAAAGCACTAGGAGACGCAACAGTGACATTGCGCCTTTATTTGAAATTTAGTCACATAAACTAATATGTACGATTTTAAGGATTTATATAACAAACACAAACACTACACAGAGAGGTTAGACCGGCTAAGGGTTAAGCAATTTAAGGTGGAACAGCACCTAGAGGCTCACCCACAGGACTACACCGCTGTGATTGATAACATGAAGTTAAAGAGTGATATATACAGGGAAGAGAAGAAAGTACAGCAGGTACTTATGATGATGGAGGTTGTCTTTGAGTAGGCTAGAGTACATATACTTAATAAGAACTACTATCCAGAAAGTAATGCTGAGCCTGATAGAAGATAGGGATTTATTTTTAGCAGAATATATTTTAAGAAATGGTTGCTATGATACTTTAGCTTTCTTAAATTATGATGTTAAAAAGTCAGTAGCTATAAGTATATGTAATGGTAACAATGTAATTTATTGTCCTGTTGATGATTATTCAATAGCCGAATATGGCTATTTGTACTTCCCAACTACGGAACTTTTTGCTTTGTGTGAAAGTTTACTGAAAGACAATAATGGTGTATAATTATGGTTAGGAATTGCTACGATATATGCAAAGATGTATTAGGACAGCATTATGACTTTGACGGCTCATATGGTGCGCAATGCTACGATTTGGCTAACTATGTTGGTAAGTTCTTTGGAATAACTATGTGGGGTTATTATGCTAGAGATATTGTAGCAGATAATCCAAGACTTTATCAGCTTGCTCTTGTGAAACCTTATGATGGTCAGTTAGAGACTGGTGATATGGTTATCTTTGGTCCTGCCTACGGAAATGAAGCTGGTCACGTTGCCTTTTATGGCTCTGGTGACCCTGCATGGGCTACCTGTATAGACCAGAACCACCCACTAGGTAGTGGAGTAACAGAGCACACATTTAGTATTATAAACCTGAACCCTACCCACATTGTAAGGTTCTATAACCAAGAACCTTATTCAGCAGGAGGCTCTACTTCACATAACCAACCAGGAACTATTTCAGGTAATGATACTACTAAGACAAAATCCAGAACATACCAATTCTGGGAGGTCACCTGTGATGAGACCGAGGTACTTAAGGAAAAAGACGGTGAGTTTATTGAAAAGACTTTCCAATGTTCTAAGTACACAGGACTGGAAGATGGCGACTGGATAAAGATTGACCGCTGGGACGGCTCAGCTGGTTATATCCGTAAATCCTGTGCTAAACGCAGAGAAGACCTTGACGTAGTGGTAACTACAAAGAAAGACGCTTCTGTGACTAATGATTTACCTTCGGGTACTGCTAATTATGATGGTGGAGACATTTCCTATGGAGGCTATGTACTTGCCAAGGATAAGATAAGTGCAATGGCTTCCGCCTGTGCCAAGTATGGTATTTGGCTTCCCGGATTTATCTGTCAGACCTATCTGGAAACTAACTGGGGACAATCTCCCGGAGCTACCTATGCAGGTCCTGAGAATAACTGGGGAGGTCTTACATGGACAGGAAACCCTCAGCGTGAGTCAGGTGTAGTAGTATCACAAGGGGCTCCACGGGCAGAAGGTGGTTACTACATGAAGTTTGCAAGTCTCAAAGATTACTTTGAAGACCACTGTAACCTTATTTCAGACCGTATTGGTGGAGAAAACGCATTATATCACGCAAACAACAAATATGATATTGAAAGCTTCACAAGAGGACTATTCAGACCTGTGGCTAAGTATGATTACGCTGCTGTCGGGTTAGGAGCTTATATAGCTCAGATGACTAGTATCTATAATGGAATGAAGCCTCAGCTTGATGAAGTGATGGGACACATTAAGGAAGGTGAGCCTTTACCTACTGCCCCTGCTGTGTCTAAACCAACATTACCGAAATTTGAAGTTCCAAAGCCTAAGCTACCACCGCTTAAGACAGGAAATAAAGCAACGGACAGAAGAGCTCGTTGGACATAAGGAGGAAACATGGCGTATAAGCTATCAAAAGAAGACCAGCTGTGTGGAGTTGTTTATAACACATACACAGGTTACAAGCCTATCCCCAAGGCTACTTGCCCTGCTAATTCAGGAGGGTGTGGGGATAACATTAAAGTAGTTCTCAACTGCGGTAAAGAACCTAAGCAGAACGCATTACCTGAGTATTACACAGATGGCACTATCCGTGCTTATGTGCAAGAAAAGGCAGGTCATAATGACCACCCTGTGCATTTCAAGAGTGATACGCCAATGGCTAACCCTCTTGTGATTGACCCTAAACAGTTCACACGAAGTGATGACCAACCGGGTAACCTTTACAAAGACTTTATTCAGGCAAATGGCTATACACATGTGAAGGCTAGTGGAGGTCAGTTTACCCAGCTTAACTCAGATGGCACATTCACTGTGTCTTATGAGTCAGTTGATAACAAGACAGCTATTGTAGAATTTGGGAAGATTGATTAAGGAGTAGATAATGCCAGATAAAATTGTAAATGTATATGTAGGAGAGTGCTTCCAAGAAGGGGGTCAAGTAGGCGGTGAAGGTAAAACTTATGGACTGTCACTTACTGGTAATAAGCTAAAGCTCGTAGAGAACGGACGGCAAAGTGAGGTAGACCTGCCAGCTTCTGGTGGAGGGGGTTCTGCTGAACTTCCTAAGGAAACCAAGGATAAGATAGATGAGCTGTCTAAGTATGGGTATATTATTAAGGCACTGGGAAATGCTCTTCCTGTTGAGAAGGAAGTTTATATTGACCCTGTTAATAATATTGTAATGTATATATCAGGTACTGGTGACTTAGAACGTCCATATGGCGTTCACTTTATTGGAGGGGGTTCATACCCTAGAAACCTTCCATTCTTCTTAAACTTCCCTAAAAATAGCTCAAATGAGGACATTACACAACATCATGATTTCAGTAGAATTTTTTCTGATGGTCAGATATTTACCGTATTAGGAAATGAGGTTACTTATCATGAGAGTGACCACTCCTTAGATTTATCTAAGTTACCTCTAGGTATTCACTCATTCACATTACTGAACACATAAGGAGAACTACATGGCAGATAACATTGTAAACGTTTATGTTGGGGAAAACCTTAGTGAGGATATATTAGTATCAGAAGGCAGTTTGGTAATTGATAAGTTTAATTTATTTTTAGACTCGTTTTTTGAAATCGAAATGGATACATTACAGGTATATTTTGGAGGACTTAAAAAAGCGTCACCCTTAATAGTAACGGGAAATGGAGAAGATGTCCCTCTCCTGCTAAACTTTTATGGAGACATAGCTAGTGACTCAGATACACTAGTGTTAGACAGCTTTTTCAACCAAAAAGGCTCTCCTATAAAGGACTACCAACTTTACCGACTTTTTGACCCAGCTACTCATGACCTATTTTACAAAGAAGAGAAACTTGAAGTAGATGAGGTAGGGAATGTACTACTTTCTAAAATCCCTAAAGGATTACCTTTTGTTCAACTAGAAGCTAGGCGTAAGGGGTAACAATGAATAACCAATGGATTGACAGTATTCTTAGCAGACAAGAAGTTATAACCTCTGTGACCCTAGTAATCACAACGTTATGTACTTTCCTTGTCACAAAGCTAACACAGAAGACAAAAGAGGCAGAAGCTCATCAAGAGGCTCAAGAGGAAATGGCTAGAAGCAATAAGCGCTCAGCCCTTAGAAATGAATACCTTCAAATCTATAACTCAACTGAGTTCTCTTGGGAACAGAAGTACCACTTAACTCGTGAGATTATCACATCATACTACGCTCTTAATGGAAATCACTACATTCATGAGCTAGATGAAAGACTTTACTATAAGAAAGAGGAAGAAGTAAATGAACCTAACGAATAAACAATATGACATTGCTAAACGTATTATCACAGTAGTTATCCCAGCGTTTATCACGTTGCTAACTGCGCTAGGAGGTATCTATAAATTTGACCCATCTGTTGCTATCGGTACTATTTCCGCTATCACTGTGTTTGCAGGTGTGGTTCTTGGTATCTCAAGTAATAACTATGCGAAAAATCAGGAAGAAACAGAAACAAAACAAGGAGAACAGTAATGGCGATTAGTTACCAAGACTTTAAGAACAAAACGCTTGGTAATGGCTATGATGTAGACGGATATTACCAGTTTCAGTGCTTCGATTTATATGCACAATTTTGTATAGAAAATGGAGTTCCTTATGCTAACTGTACTGACTCTGGTTTTGTAAAGGACGTCTGGATACACCGTCACAGTAATGGTATCTTGAACTACTTTGATGAAGTAAGTATGTTGCAACCGGGTGACCTTGTGTTTTTCAAAGAGCACCCTTGGACTCCCTACTCCCATGTAGCTATCTTTGACAGTGATATTGACGGTGTGTATGGTATGTTCTTAGGACAAAACCAAGGACCAGATAGTAGCTTAGATAGAGGAGGAGTTACTTCTCTTGTAAGACTTCCTTATGAAGCTACTTTTGATACAGCCTTCCGTCTTAAACCGGGTGTTGGTGGACAAGCTAACCAAGCTACACAGACGAGCTCTGGTAGTGGACGAGGCTTCGTAAACGGAGCTCCGGGACTTAAGAAGGACGAATACTTCTTAGACGTATCAGCTTACCAATCAGCAGACCTCACAGCTATTACACAGCAAGCAGGCACTAACAAGACAATTATTAAGGTAAGTGAACATACTACCTACCTGTCAGAGGTTAGACAAGCTCAGGCTGACTCCTCTGTGCCAGTTGGTTACTACCACTTTGCACGATTTGGAGGTGACGTAGGACAAGCTCTTGCAGAAGCTAATTTCTTCTTGAGCAACCTGCCTAGCAAGCCTGTGAATTATCTGGTCTGTGACTATGAGGATAATGCTAGTGGAGACATGGAAGCCAATACACAGGCTATCTTAGCCTTCATGGACGCTTGTGCAGGCAAAGGTTACCAACCTATCTATTACTCATACAAGCCATATACTTTAGCAAACGTAAACTACAAAGCTATCCTAGCTAAATACCCTAACTCTCTGTGGATTGCAGCCTATCCTAACTATGAGGTAACTCCTACCCCTGTGTGGGAAGTGTATCCTACTATGGAAGGTATCCGTTGGTGGCAGTTCACTAGCACAGGTATTGCTGGTGGCTTAGATAAGAACATTGCTATTCTTAGTGATGATATTGCAAACAATCAATTTGAAGAAGAGGAAGACGAAATGACAAACTATGTAATCCGAAGCAATTCAGGTAAGCAGGGATACCTTGCTATTACTAATGGAATTGTTTGGGGAATTGGAGACATTAAGACAGTAGGTGAGCTTCAAAATGCTAAGCATGTGCACCTCAACCTACCAGACGGAGACTTTGACCGTTTCATTAACGCACAGAAGTCTGATGATGTGACGCAAGAGGCTATCGCAAAAGCTATCGAAGACGCTAACAAGAGCCTTACCGAAGTTATTGCAGGTGAGCCTAAGGAACAAGCCTAAGGGTTTAGGAGGGGGAAATATTTATATGTTTCCTCTTTCTTTTTAATAGGAGGAGTTATGCCTAATAAGAATTTACCCTGTGTATTTCCAGACCCTATGTGCCCTCCTAAGGAAGACGGGACTAAGTGGACTGAGCAGGAATTGGCTAAAAATGAGCAACTCATGGAAGCCTACAAGCTAGACCTGTGTAAATGGATTGATGAGAAGTGCAACTATAATGGAGGTATCACTCCTGAGGAAAAGTCTGAGTATGAGCGCAAGCTACTTGCTTATAATAATGCTTTGGCACGATACAAAGAGCTCCTTGAGCGCTATGAAACCTATCTCATCAATAAGTCTGAATATGATAAAAAATTAGCCTCTTATACAAAAGAGTATAATGCTATTCAGGCTGAGATTACTCGTATCACTAAGGAAAACGAGGAGCGGACTAAGCGTAATAAAGCTAAGCAAGACAAGTACACAGCAGATAAGGCTCAGTATGACAAGGATATTGTAGTCTATCGGCAGAAGAAGAAAGAGTATGATGAGGCTGTTGACCCTGAGCGTAGACGTAGGCTTGAGAATGAGGCACTACAACAAGCCCTAGACCGTGTGCAACGAACTACACGTATGAATGTATTCACCTATGGCTCTAGTACAGCTGGAGGTGCTTATACTCATGTAAGCTCAAACGGTAACAACTTTGAAGTACAATGGCGCATGGTAAACACAGGGCGTATTGTAGGTACTGGTACTGTTCGTGGTAATGTAGAGTACCGCTTTGTGAGACGGGAAGATAGGATTGAGGCTTACATTGTAGCCTACACTATCCAGTCTGTGCAATATCAGATGAACCCTAATGACACTTGGGCTTCTGCTGGAGCTGTGTTTACAATCAATAATCACCAAGGTCAGCCTATCTGGTCAAGGAGCTATGACCCTTATCAAAGCTTCTCAGATACACCAAATAGGCGTGTGGTTATGGAGCGACAAACACCTATCTACCAAACAGGTCAGCCTGATGGTCAGGTGGTTATCTTCTCTACTTATGACTCATGGATTGCTGAGCCTACCTCAGGTAGCTTGAATGTGAACTTTACTATGGACCGACTTGATGTCCAAGTACCTCATATTCCAATCCCACCTAAGCCAGAAGAGCCTAAAGAGCCTCCTAGACCTGTACTAGAGCCTCAGCTACCTGTGCCTAATTTACCTAATAACCCTCCACAAGAGCCTCCTAGAGTTGATAAACCTAATCACCCCGGAGAACCTCCTGTGCCTCCTACACCTAGACCTCTTAGACCAAGACCAAAGCGTCCTTGTAAGATATGTAACGAGTGTGAGGAATGTGAGAATATTGGTAGAGGGCCTGATGTCTGTGAAGACCTTAAGGCTATGGCACAAGAGCGCTACCAGAGAGCAGGAGTTCATGAGCTTAGAAATAAGTATGTAGTGAACCTGCCTAAGGTTATCAGACGCTCAACCTACGGACTCTGGTGTGTTACTAAGAACATTATCAATCAGCTCTGTCATGTCGGAGAAGAGTTCCAGTGCTTACGTGAGCAAACAGACCACCTACGTAAGGAACAAATGTGTATTCAGAACGCACAGCAGGCTTCCTGTGAGCGTTTAAGTAAGATTGCTAAGAATAACCTTGACATAGGTAATACAGTGCGAAATAGGCTCATTCAGAAGCTCAGAGACGACGCACAGAAGAGGTCTGTAGAGATTGCTAACCAGACAGTAAGAATGAACATGTTCCCTAGAGGTTCACAAGCAGGCTCAGGTACTTACACAAGAGTATCCACCTCAGGAACTAACTTTACTATTGAGTGGAACATGGTAGGTGGAGCTGTTATTGGTAACGGAAGCATTAACGGTACTGTAGAGCGTGAGTTCCGGCTCAACACTACTACAGGCTATGTAGAGGCTTTTCTTAAGGCGGTTACTATCACCTCTGTGAGATATGAGCCTACAGGAGCAATGACAGGGGCTTCTACAGCTACCATGGCTGTGTTTGACGGAGCAGGCAATCAGGTTTACTATAAAGCCTATGACCCATTCCGTTCGTTTAATGAAAGCCCTAACCGTAGAATTGAGTACAATAGAACAGTACCACTACAGACCACAGGCTCTACTGGAGGCTCTGTGCACGTACTTTCTACTCGTGATACTTGGCTTTATGACCCTACCTATGGACAGCTAGAGGTGAACTTCACAAGGGATAACCTTATTCCTATTGATATTCCTCCTGTACCAGAGATACCTAAGGTTGAGATTGATTGTGGAAGCTGTGAGGTGAAAGAATTTGACTGTTAAGGAATGTAGTTCCTGTGGAGATAAGTGTGGGCACTTTACATGTCAGGCAAGGAAATATGCCTTGTGTGACTGCCCCACTATTACTCCCGGAATGGACGCATGTATTGCTTTACATGACCTAAATGATAACAAGATTAAGCTAATGGCACAGAGGAATGAAGCCCTACTAGCCTGTGATATTCCTAAGTTCTTAGGAAGGCTATTCAGGGGTATCTCCTGTGTCTATAAGAATATGATATTGCAACTATGCTGGATTATTAAGAATATTTGCTGTATCTATTCACGCACTAAGGTTATTGATGATAACAACAAGTGCATTAACCAGAAGCAAGAGAAGATGGTTCAGGGAATGAAAGACCTGCAAGCTCAGATGAATAAAATCTTGGAGCTTTACAACCAGTATGCCACAACTAAGATTGTGGTAGCTGACAGCTCTTTTGAAGGACTTGTAGCCACTCTTGAAGCACTACCAGAGGAGGAGCTTTAATGGCAGACTGTGTAACTTGTATGAAGTGCAAGTTCAAGGAGTGTCAGTGCGATAATGGTTGCAAACCTAAATGTATAGAGATTGGCAAGACCTGTGACGATACCTGTGACAAGGTTAAAGCCTTACACAAAGACCTACTAGAGCCCATAGCTCCTATGTTTGAAACAGGTATGCCCTGTGACATGAGGGAGCTTAGCTCTAAAGGGTTTAGTAATGTATTTATGTTTGTAAACAACTTTATAAACGTACTGTGCCATACCCTTGGACTAACTAACATACTCAATGACCGGATTAAGGCAAATAAAAAGAACCTAGAGGCTCTTAATACAGCTAATGGTGTTCTGTGTGGACGTATCAATGAGATTACGAGAAATGCTAATAAGCTGGTCACTGCTTCTAACTCTACTGTGTCTGACGCTATTGCCTATAACAATAAGCTTAAGAGAGAGTATAATGAGCAAGCTTCCTTTGTTAATGAGTATAATAAAGGTGCTTTAGCTAAGTTCCAACAGGATAGACAAGAGTATGCAAACCGTATCTCTATCCTGCAAGCTAACTTGACCAAGGAGGGCTTCCCTCAGGCAGTAGCTAGTCAGTACCTTCAAATGTCTCCTAATGCCGTAATGGCTAAGACAATTAGAGGACGTAAGCTGGCTAATGATACTAAAGAGCCTGCAAGTGTTAATCCTATCCCTGATGTGACTACCTTCACCTCAAATGAATTGGTCTATACCTATTTAAAAGAGCGTGAGGAAATGACGGTAGACTTTGCAAATGCAACTACTATTTTATCAGGGAAAGAGATTTCGTCTATCAAGATGAGAATTACTCTTGTGTCAACCGAGCACCCCAAGAAGGGTGTGATTATTGGAATACCTACAAATCCATATAAGCAAATCACTATTCACACAGAGGGTAGCAATGAGCAGTATAGCTCTGAGCTTACTGTGGAGACACGTTTCTTTACTGCTGACGGCAAGGAAGTTAAGCCTACAAATAGGGAAACAGCTATCCTAAATCTGCAACCCTTCGGTGCTGAGTCAGGTCAGGGTACTTATTTCACTGTTGATACAGCATATACTGTACCTATCAATGGCTCTTATGTATCAGCACAGAATGGTAGACTAAGTAACTACACAAGAAATCCTCTTGGAGAAGGTCCTCAGGCTATTGTGTGGGGAGTATTTGTAGACGTTATCAGGTTTACTGTAGGAAGCTACAAGAAGAATGTATCAGGATTTAACCTGAATACAGCTCCTGTGATAAGTTCAATGCCAGTAGTCCCTTATCAGGCTAAGCTGAAAGAACTTCCTCCTGAGCCTTCTTACATCAATATTCATGAGAGCACAGGCTTCCTGAATGAGCTGAACTGTGGTAGCTGTACTCTAGCTCCTCTTAGAGAGTGTAAGACAGCCTGCTCTGTGTGTCCTCCTGTAGGAAAAGAGGCTCAGCTTGCTAAGGCTAAGGGACTTGACTATATTACAGTAACAACCTTTATTGACACTGCAACTAATAAACCTATCGCACCAGCTGTCCATGAAAAGAGCACTTTCTGTGCCCCTACTCCTGACACAGTGTGGTATAATGGTAAGGGATATACTTTATTGCCTAATAAGCAGACTACCTCTGAGTTTGTAGAGGGTAATGATAGCCTGTTAGGTAAAGGTATGATTAGAACCTGTGTGAACTACTACAGCACAGGAGGAAAGGAAACTAACTAATGACTTGTAACAAATGCTATGAGTGTGATTGTAATGATGGACGTGACTACTGCCAAGATTGCCTTCCTGATGAAGGTACTTGGCTTATTGTCAAGTCTGAGAAGCCTGACCCGTTCTATGCTGACCGCAACCATGCTTACATGGATAGTGCTGAGAATGTATGGATTTTAAACCGTGCTAGGGACGCCATGATTAAGCTCAATGGTACAGGCTCAGGTGGAGAGGGCAAGACATATAAAGCCGGTCAGGGTATCACTATCTCACCTGATGGAACTATCTCTGCTGTAGTCACACAGGATAGAGACACTATCACTACTGTGAAGCCCGGCAATGGTATTCTGGTATCTAAGACTAACAATGACTACACTGTGACACTAGACAGCACAAAAGTACCTACTAATGAGCGCCTAGAGAATGTAGAGCGCCAAATTGGTGAGCTTAAAGCACCTAAAGGTGTAGCCTCTGTGTCAGTAATTGGTAAATACGGAATTGTTAGTACACAGACAGCCACTAAGGATTGGGAAGTTAAACTTGACCCTGCTGTAAAGGCTAACATTGATAAAATTCCAGCGCTAGAGACTAAGGCTGTTGAAGTTCCTCTTGTGAACTATATCAACAAGTACCATGGTAACGGCTGGGTAGGTAAACGTGACGAAGGTAGCGGTTATTATTCTGCTCCTCTGTATTATTTAACGGATAAGAAGTCACTAGGAGACTTAGGCTTCTCTGTGGGAGATAAGCTTTATATTAAGGCTAAGTTTGATGTGAATACTACATCAGCTATCCCTGCTACTGCTCAGCTTGCCTTAGAAGCATATGACATGGCTAATCCGACTAACTGGTATGTAGGCTGGCTTGCAGGTAAACAATCTATGCAGACTAAGGGTAATGAGATTGCCTACACATGGACACTTGCTGAGAAAGACCTTAAAGTAAATGCCCTTAATGTTCGTATTGATGGTATTGATATTAAGACCTTCCCTGTGAGATTTACTTACCTAACTCTGACTACCAAGCCTGTGACTGATAGTATTCCTGAGCCTTCTGGTACACTGCTTGTAGGTGCTGATAACCTCATTAAGGGTACTAGAGACGGCTCTGCTAACACTTATGGAGCTCCTAATGGAAACTACCTAGGACTAGCTATTAGTGCGAAGAACAGAGGAACAGGAGCTGGTACGTTTGATACATTTGGTGCTCAGCTTGGTTACCCTCTCAATCCGGGAACATGGTACACAGTGAGCTTCTTTGCAAAGGCAACTAGTGAGATTACTTTTGGTAATCACCTGTACTCACCTGCAAAAGTATGTATTGTGTATAGCTCCACAGGAGGAATGAATACTAACATTGACGGTGATGTCACTGTGAAGGTAAATGCCAACTGGGCTCTTTACACCATTAGTTTCCAAGTATATGACACAGCACCGTTTACTCCTAAAGTTCTCTTAGGGAGAATGAATGGTAGCGTACCAAGTAACACTGTGCTACAGATTGCTGGTGTGTGCTTCTATGAGGGTACAGGACCTCGTTCTTGGGGAGCTAGCTCACTAGATGTACCAAGCAATACCGATGTCACAGAAGGTATTAACAGACTTAATACAACTGTGCAAGGACTGAGTACCAAGGTTACTGCCCTAGAGGGTAGAGCTGACAATGATACTAAGTATTATGCAGGAAATGGGCTGAGCCTTAATGGAACAACCTTCTCTTTGAATACTAATGACCTAGTTACATTCGGTGACATTGCTACTAAAGCAGACCGCTCAGAGCTCAGGTCCTTACAAACTAAGTATAATAGCCTAGAGACAGCTGTGAAGAAGCTCCTACAAGACCTTAAAGACTCAGGTGCTTGGGAAGTTGCTGGTACAGACATTCTTGCTGGTAGCCTCAAGGCTGACCGTCATATTGCTACAGGTAATATCAACGTATTTGGTGGAACACCTAATGGAAATAGGGCTATCCGAACAACTAACACACTCAACGCTGGAGACCTTGCTGGAGGAGTAGAGTAATGCCAACATTCAACACAAAGGAAGAAGCCCTTACTTGGGCTAAAGCTAACACAAAGTTCAGACTCGAGAGCACAAACGCCTCTGAGTTTAAGGTACGTTCAGGCTGGGATAATGCTTCCGCTGTGTGGGAGGAAAGGGCTGGAGAATTTGTAGTAGGTAAGGGTGAGGTTCAGTTCCAAGTCATTCCAAGCTTTGGTTACAAGGGAGACAAAATCATTATTAACAACCTACAGATTTATGTAGGTAATGCTAAGTATGAGGTTCTCCCTGTGAACCCTACTGGTACTGACGCTAGAATGAAATTCACAGCTCTTGACCAACTTGTGATTGAGAAACAGTTTCCTATCACAGGAGGCTTTAATGAGAATGTAAACAGACCATTTAACAAGGCTGTAGAGCTTAACCTGTACACCACTAACTCCTCAGCTAGTGTAGCTAAGCTTGAGCACAGCTGGTTTTCAGGAAACAAAACCTCTGAGATATTCTTAAATTGGTCTATACCATCTGAGATAGTTATTTCACCAGCTGTGATGATTAAGCCTTGGGCTATCAGACAGACAGCAGGAGGTCAGTTTACCTCATTCACTACGCTCAATAAAGATATGAAAATATATGCTAATGGAACATGGAAAGTTCCTCCAAACTCAACTATTGAACAGAGCAAGGCTAAGACAGAAGGATTTGGAGCTAACCGTATCTACTTAGACAATAAATGGATAGCTCAAGGAAAGGTAGGAAGATAATGGCTTCATACAAAGAAGAATATAAGGATAAGTGCTGGTATGAGGATTGCGCCTGTGAGGACATTTACCCAGCAGACTGTGACTCTCTAAGGAAAGAGAACAATGAGGGTATCGGAAGGTACGCTTGTGCAGCCCAAAATCAGGACTGCTATGATAAGAATTTTTTTAAACGTGCTTTTCAGAAGATTGCCTGCCAATTTGAGCATGTTATCCAGAATATCTGTGCTATTTGGGACTTGCTTCAATGTATCACAGAGTACCTGAAAGCTCAAGGTAATCAGGGCTATGAAACTAAGTATTACCGACACACAGGGGTAGAGGGGCAAAATTTCTACAAGCCTATCATGACACGGTATGCTATCAACCTCTATAAAGACTCAGAATATGGCTGGGACACACAGGGAGGTATTGATGATGGTAAGCGTGGTACGTTTGACCAAGACATGCACTGCTATATCCGCTGGTGTGCTGATGGTAATGAGCTTAACCCTGCTGTAGATAATACTATGACCTTTGTAGTCCGCACAAGTGGGGAAGGTTGGCCCGGTGATGAGTCTGATATGGTTAAGCAACGTGGTATCCACTGGCAAATGACAGGGCTCACAGATGGAGCTATGCCTTGCTCAGATACCATTGTGCTACCTAAGGGACAAAATATCGTGATAGAGGTTATCCAAAACAATACCTCATCAGGAACATTCCGTGTGCATAATATCAAGGTTGAGTATCACCCTATTGCAGGCACAGGGCTTCCAGACTGCTTGAAGACCCCAGAAGTGCCTAAGAAGGACTGTAACTGCTAAAAATAAAAAGACCTTAATTGGTCTTTTTTTGTTGTCTTTTTCTCTGGCGCTCTTCTCGTGCACGGTCCTTGGCACGTTCATACTCCTTAAGAGCCTTCATGAGCCTAGCCTTGGCTTCCTTCACAGTAGGCTTTTTCCTTTTCCTTCCATGGCGTGTGGTAAGGGTGTTTCTAGCAAGCCCTACAGCCTTAGAGAGTTTCTTTGTCTCTTGCAAATCAGCAATGATACGGTAATACAGGTCTTGTTCCTTACGGAGCGTCGCCTTCCTCTTGATGTTATATTCTGTGCGAAGCTTGCTCTTAGTAGATTTAACAGCCGCTAGTACCTTCACCTCACGCTCAAGGGCAACATAGCGTTTGATAGCCTCATCAAGGGAAATCTCATTACCTTCTGTGTCATAGAGAGTACCATCTTCTGCAATTACTCTTTCAGGAATATTTCGATTTAACTCGAATATTTCTTTGTCATAGGCTTCATCAAATATCTTTGTTGACATAGAACCACACCTCTTCCCCATTTATTTTACTAAGCACAGTGATGTCTCCTGTCTTAACAGTTGAGTAAGGATAGCCTCCTGCCCATTCACGAAGCCTTTCATTTCTAGCTTGGATAGACTCTACTGTTTCTTCAAGATAACAGTCTCCCATTTCATCTATATGTTTTATCGTATAGGAGGTTAATGTTCTCATTTTTTATCCTCTCAGGAATTATAAAATCCTCTTTCTTCATAGTAAGTTTCTTGTAGTCACCAATCACAGGAGGGTACACCCTCCTATTTTGATAACACCACCATCTAAAGTCAATGTTAGATATATAGGTTGTCAATTCACTCCTGTGTTCTAATCTTCCGTACACATCATATACCTTGAATAATTGTTCCTTCCTGTTAGGACTTAGCCTCATAGATACCTTACACTCAGGCATTAGATATAGCATGTTAGCAAGCTCTATGTGCCTACCAGAGTACCCTGTGATAGGTTTGATAGCTTTGATTAAGCTATAATATCCTACTCTCTTATCCACAGCTAGGTAGGGTATAGTTGACATGAACGCCCCTAGAGAAAATTCAAAGTAGCTTTCCCTACTTCCATTCCTAAGGTTCTGTGCCAGTGTATAAGCTTCCTCAATGGTATAGAAACCTCCCGGAAGGCTATACTCCATTATCGTATCATAGTCCTTAACATATATGTTTATGAACACAGTGAGTAGTTTGTCAAATGTATCAGCATTTTTATACACTTCCAATAGGTGTAGTATCCGCTGAACATTTTCTTTTAGATAAAAGAGAGGTGGGAACTCTCTAGGGTTAAGCGTAACCTTACTATCAGTAAGACTAAGTGCTCCCTCAAATGAGTCCTTACCTCTCTCTAACCATGAATTGACTTCCTCGATAAATGTATCGTTGTGAGAATTAGTCGTCCCACTCATCATCTTCGTCATCATCATCTGCATAATCGTCTTCGTCATCTTCGACATCACCAGCAGGTTCAATCGCTACCACGTCCCATTGAGGCTTGTCATTGTAAGGCTCGCCTTCTTCAAGGGTAATGTTCACATAGCGGTCAATAAAGTCCTCTGTGTCCATTTCACCTTTAGGGTCAAGTCCTACAGCCTCTGCAAGGTCATAAAGGTCAGCACGTCCAAATGCTGTATCAAACATACGGAAGCCGTAAGTCTTAGTATCAGTACCAAAGTCTCCACGGAATGTTACCTTGTAGTAAGGCTTCTTGCCTTGTACTGAGGGCTCTACCCATTCAAAGGCTTGGATAACTACTGTAAATGTACCTTCTGTGTAGGTAAATGAAAGTCCTTCGTTCTTTTCTGCTGTAAATTTAATTTTTGACATGATTATATCTCCTATTCTTCTGTTTTCTTAGCTTTCTTTGTGCGTTTTGGTTTTTCTTCTTTCACAAGGGCTTCTTCCTCTTTAGCCTTAGCAGGCTTCTTAGTGGTCTCTCCTGTGATAAGTTTTGTGAGCTTAGCCCATGTAGGGTTCTTAATCTTGTTAGGAATCTCAATTCCCGGCTTACGAGTAACCTTAGTGGTCAGGATAGGGTTTCCTGCTACCTGAGCAATGTAAACTTCCTCAATGGACTTCTTGCCATTCTCAAAGGTCTTCTTGTTTTCCTTCTGTGTATGCGCTACAATTCGTGCTGAGGCTTGCAAGTAAGAGCGAACAGCTGGTGATACATTAGGACAGATTACCCGTGGGACATCTTCTCCTTCGTCTTCTTCAACGTTAATGCTCATTTCCTGTGCAAGTACAAGTACGTTCTTGCCATCATAACTAAAACCGACCAGCTGGTCAACAAGACCTTTAAGCAATGGAGAAGCTTCTCCATAGTGCTGGATTTGCATTTTATCCACTTTGTATTTTTCCATAATATGCTTGTAGCACATTTCTTGGACATTTGTAAAGTGGTCAACAGCAATGCTTTCATAATCGCCTGTCTTAGCGATTGCAAATGCTTCAAGAATGTCTTCCCAGTTGTAACACTCAGCTACATCAACATTATCAGTAGGACTCACAGAGGCTAAACCTCGGTCAGTATCAATAATGAGTGTCTTACCCGGAAGTGAGTTAATCACACTTGTATTGTGGGTTACCACAAACTCATTAGATAAATACAAGCTTTCAGGATTGTCTACCTTAATACACATCATAGGTAGCTTCTTATCAAGCTTAGTAACCTTAGCAATACCAACCTTTTCATAGCGTCTACGTAAACAGTTCTTCTCAACACCTAGAGCACGTTTGAGTTTTCGTGGGAGTGTAAATAATGATTTACGCTCACGTGGAGGCACTCTAAGTCCAATATCATATCCTGTACGCTTACCTTCACGAACATCTTCATATACATGAGTCTCATACCCAAGACTTCTCACAAGGAATACTACATCATCCCTAAGTTTAGGGCTCACTGTGTAATAAGAGGTGCTTGCTCCATGGTATTCTGCTCCAACATACCCATCATTATCCATGAGTCCCTGTAGAAGCTCCCTACGAATTTCCACTTTATTAAATAGATATTCCTGAGGAATAAACTTCTCATGAGAGTATTTGTCAAGAAGCTCTGTGAACACTTCATCAGTTTTGATTAGGTGCCCTTCTTTGTAGAAAGTGTAGTTGAAGTTTTTATCTGAGTTCTTTTTGTAGGTAGCCCCTAGAAGCTCAGCAACTTTTTCTACTACAAATAGGTCATTAGAGCTTAAAGTTAAGTACCTAGAGCGTAAAGCTCCATTTGCAATAAAAGTTCCTACAAGATAGGGGTGTACACTAATTTCTTGCTCCTTGAATTGAACGTAGCTATGGGTAGGGATATAGAAGTGACAGTGGTCTCTACCTTCTTTATTTATGGTTACTCCGTTGTCAATAATGTGCCGTAGCGTGTGGTCCTTAAGACTATTCCGTGAGGTTACTGTAGTCCAAATATGTTCATCATTACAGATTACAGTTCGCCCATCTGCTAGAGTTACCTCATAAGCGTCAAGTTCTCCCTGAGGGAAAGTACCAATAACCTTAGTAGGTTTACCAAACCGGTCAAACACATAATCACCGATTTTCAAGTCCCCAAAGCGTTTAGGGCCGTCTGGTGTGTAGATTTTATTTTCTACATACTCTGCCTTGCCTGAACCGCTTTTTCCGAATAAAACGGTCATTTGGTGTAGGCGCACCTTAGACAATGATTTTAATTTCATTGTAATATCTCCTTTTTGTTTAGTTCTAATATAGTGTATCACAGGGATTGGAGTAAGTCAATACCTTTTGCTAAATTTTTACAAAAAATTCATCATTTTTTACATAAAATTGTAAAATGGTACTTGAACCATATTCTCTTAGGTTACTTCTTCCCCAATCATAGTTAATGTGTCCTGTGTTATTAATGATAAATTCAGGCGTGTATCCGTCTTTCTTATAGACATATATCTTATTACGCCCTTTGTTATACCTGTAGAAAGCCCTGAGGGTGAGCCTGCTTCCATAAGCCATTTCAGTATCACGGAACTTCACCCACGGCAACTTCCTATTTACCCGTCGAGCCATAGCCACCTCTATTCTCATTACCTAAGTGTTTTACTGGTAAGAAAATGAGGTCAGGCTGATTTCTAAAGATACGGAACTGACATACACGCTGACCAGCTTCAAGCTTTCCGTCCCGTGTGGCATAGAACATAGCTCCCCAAGTATCATCATCACCGTTATAGTCATTATCAATGATACCTACAGAGTTAGTTAGTAACAGCCCTGTGTTCTTAAATGTACTTGAGCGTGGATACACATGAGCCTCAAAGCCTACAGGTAGCTCCATTGCTACTCCAAAGTCAACCTTGACTGTATCTCCTGCCTTATACTCAATATCATAAGGAACATACATATCTACGCAATCCCCGTTGACTGCCTGTGTTCCAAATGAGTATTTAGTGTCCTTGTATCGCACACGGATAAGAGACTCCTTAGGGTAGCTATTATACTTACCAATATCACAGAAGAACATCAGTAGCATAATCAGAAATAATACCCCAATAATAACATACTCCATTACTGACCTCCGTTGTTATCCACATATTTAGCCTTCAAGGAAGCAATAAGCTCATCTAGGCTCTTGTTCACCTTGTTGTTAGCCTCAAGGGCTTCATCAAGCTTCTTACCGTAGTTCTCTGTGGCTTTTGTAATCTTAGTCACACGGGCTTCTGTGTCTTTCTTTAGTTTAGTGAACTTAGCCTCAACACTTTGTGTGTACAGGAATGAAAACCCAAGGGCAATAACCAAAGCAATGTTAATAATAGTGTTAATGTTTTTCTTAATGAATGTCATACTCATCTCCAATCAATTTGTTAATCAGGGTAATCATATTATCAATACCCAATAGGTAACTTTCTGCCTCAGTTGTGAGTACAGAATTAGCAATAATCAAATACTGAGGATAGGTCATAGCCTTATAGTCCTCAAACTCAGGGAATTTTACATAGGACACAGAGTAAAATACTCTATCAGCCTCTTCCCTAGCTTTGTGCAGGAACACAAGAGCTTTCTCAAGGTCATGCTTCCCATTCTTATCTTTATAGCGCCATACATATTTCACAGCTGAGGCAATAAGGGGGTTTAGACCATAATGTAGCCAGAAGTCCCAGCACTCCATTTTATTGCCCTTCTGTGTATAACGCTGAGGATTTCTAATTTCCTCCATCTTTAGCCTCCTGAACCGCTGAATGAAGCTCTAGGTCTTCCTCCTGCTGGTCTTTCTTTCCTTCAAAGTAAGCCTTCTGTGCTATTTCAACACTGGCATCTTTTGTGATATAGCCCTGCTCAACCTCCTCAATAGGCATTGTGTATTCTTGGATATGGTATGAGTAAGCTAGTGCCCCGATTATAAAGCCTAGGGCTACGGCAAACAAGTATTTCCACATATCAGTCCCTCAATAAAATTCCAATAACTCCTAGTGAAAACACAACAAGTCCTAGTCCCACAAATAGTAGTTGTAGTGGTGTCTTCACATAAATCAGTAGTAAGAGTATCCCTGAGCCAACTACGAGTGTACAAGCTAAGATTAACAATACTCCCATGATACCTGTAAGAAGTTCTCTCCACATATCAATCTTCCTCCAAAAAGTTCTCAGCTACAAAGGTATCAAAGTCCTCTGTGACAATTCCTTGCCATACTTTGAACAGCTCATCATAAATATCAGGCATGTAGTCTCCATACTTATACATTTTGAACTCAGGATTTTGCTCAATCATTCGCACAAGCATACAGAACTGCTCAAAGAACTCATCACACAGAGCCTCACGGTAAGGCATATCAATAGCAAGGTACTTATAGGCTCTTCCTACTAGCTTCTCCTTAGGATTGATACACTCAAACACAAAGTTTCGTACATTGTAGCCTAGCTTAGTCATTACATACATATACATGTTAGCCTGTAATGATAGCACCATTTTATCCTGTGCAGGTTTTGTGCTATATGTCTTATAGTCAACCAAGGTCACAGAGCTGTCTTCATTAGTCCGAACTGCGTCCACATAGCCAATAAACCCTACCTCTGTGCCAAGACCAACTTCCTCTGAAATGTCGAGAGTAATCTCTTTCTCAACCTCAGTAGTCCTAAATAGTCCTTCAAATCCGAAGTGTTCAAAGTAGCGCTCAGAGGCTCTAATACCCCCATCAATACTTTCCTGTGCAAAGTCTACAACAGAGGCTTGCTTTAGTGCTTCCTTACTATCTGTGCCAGTAGCTACAAGCTCCATGACACGGTGCATGACTGTTCCTCTGTCCATATATACAGTGTTGATTTTGCCTTCTTTTGGCTTGTACTTTGCAATATACTTGCACCAATGCTTCCATGGATTTTCTAAGTAGGTGTTTACCCGTGAAATACTATATCTGTTCATGAGACTCCTTTATCATAATATACTACTGATAGGCTATCCAATATTGAAGACCGCTTCATAGTCCGTGGTTTGAACACAGACATACTATAGGGGTCTTCCTCTGAGTTTACGAAGCCTATCTTAAACTTATCCCTGTCAATCACAAAGGAATTTCTCATAAACTCAGGCTTTTCTAACATTTCCTCAAATGAGTCAGGCATAGGACCTTTAAATCTTACTAATTTATAATAGTCCTCCTCCATAATCTCATATAAGAACTCCTTGTGCTCATCACCAAGCTCCACTACTTTATAACCAACACCATAGCTTTCAAGAGTCTTCTTAAACTCTCTCACCTGTGCCAGTACATTTATTCGTGTATTCTTTGTTGATAAGTAGTAAGGGTTTGTTACAATTTCAACTACCAAATATCTCCTCCTGTGTTACAATCAGCATGATTACATGGTTTCTTGTAGTAATCTTTTTCACAGGGATAGTCTTGTCAAGTAACTTAAACTCCTTTGTGTGCTGTGTTGTAAAGCCATCAAAGCGGTAACAGTAAGGCACTATAGTATCATCATTCCGATAGTAGGCAATCTCACACTGAGCATAAGGACTCATTAAATCAAGAATATCTCCTATTGCCATTGCTACTTTCCTTCCTGTTCTAGTTGGTCTGTAAGGCATGCTGAGCATGGTGTCACAGGGAAGCCTAGGAACATTGCCAGCACTTTATTCATGGCTCGTGATTGCTCAATGAACCCATACTTGGCTTTCAGGTTAGATAGGTCTACCTGCCATACCTCAAAGGAAGTGATAACGGCTGTGAACATGTGCTTTAGAAGACACCACATATCAGGGTTACCTTCCTCATTAGCCTGCTCCTTTAGTAGCTTCATTGCCTTACGTCGGTTTTCTGTGGTTTCCTTCAAGAGAAGCTCAGTCTCTCTCAGAGCTTCGTCTACTTTCATAATCTCATCTTGGTCTTCCTTAGCGTTATCTGCATACCAGAATGAGAGTTTATCCTCATATTTCCTTACAAGGATATTCATGTGGTACTCAGAGGCACAGAGGTTCATGATATTTGTAATCAGGTCTTCTGTGATACCTACTGAGCTATCTTTGTTTACTGTCATTTCAGTTTAAGCTCCTTCATAAAGTTTTCTACATCTAGGTCATCTTCTTCAAAGCCTTCTTCATCTGACTCAATTACGTCAACATCTTTCACAGGAGCTTCTACTCCGAAGAGCTCTTTCTGTAGCATTTCTTTGTATTCTGAGAGCTTGCGCTCATATTCCTGTGCATTAGGTGTGACACGCTCTGAGTATTCACGTAAAGCGTCAGCGATTACCTCGTTACGCTTAATCCCTAAATACCCTGAGATAGTCAGTAAGTTGTCTGAAAGCTCCTTAGGAAGCTCAATTTGCATTTTGATACTTGTCTTAGGCATTAAAGTACCACCTCCTCAATTTCCTTTTTATCTCCATAGTAGATTTTATAGTTCAGGGTAGTCTCCCTAATCATACACTCAAACATACAGGTATGTGAGATATATCTTACAAGGATATTATCCCCTACGTCTACTGAGAATTTTAGTGAGACATAGTTCTTAGGTAAGGCATGTTTGAGGTTAAATACCTCCATGGCTGACCAATATCGTCCTACATTATCTCCAAGTTCCTTCTTGATATACCCTGTGCCTTTAATCCAGTTATTCATGTAGTAGGTATTCTTATCTGTGACTAGTACATACTTTAGAATGAACTCCTTCTGCTTTTCACAGTAGCCCTCAGGGTCTAGTAAGAAAGCCTTGCGATTTTGCTTCTTAATATCGCGGTATTCCTGCTCTGTGTAGCAGTTCTTATCCCAAATTATCATGCTTGAACTCCTTTAGAGCCTTGTTTACCTCATTGAGGGTAACTCCTAGACGCTCCTTTAGCATGGTGTTAAGTCTGTCATTGTCAGCTACTTTGTCAGCTGTTCTGAGCAGGCATTTAACACCGCTTGAGACATTTTGCACAATAGGGTAGACATCAGGGTCACCATTTAGGATAGCCTTTACTACCTCTTTATTTTGGAACACATCAGTAACCTTACGCACAGAGAAGGTGAGCAGGTCATCTGAGACAACAATATAGTCACCTTCCTTGGCTGAGTGAACATTTCCTCCAGCATAGGTGTAGTGCTCATTGCCTTCCAGACATTCTACAATGTGTAGGCACTCAGGGAGTATTCCCCATTTATTACAGTATTCTTCAATCATTATTCCTCCTTAGTGAAGACCCCAGCCCTTGCCGATTTCTACGTCGGCTACAAGAGGTACTTCCATCTTAATTCCTTTTAGTATTGAGGGATTTTCCATAATACCTTTTATTATCTTAGAGGCTTCTTCTGAATAGTCCTCTTTAGTTTCTACAAGTATTGCGTCATGAACAGTCCCAAGCACTCTACACTTTGAATGGTCAAGTTCATCTGAGTATACAACATCTGCCATAGCGGAGGTACACAGGTCGCTTCCGAAGCCTTGCACAGCTGAGTTAAGAGCCTGTCTTTCAGCAGAGGACCTCTTAATCCAATCATCAGACCAGATGTCTCGTAAGAAGCGTTTACGCCCTATAGGAGACTCTACATAACCATAACTTTGGGCAAAGTTAATGTTCTTCTTGTGCCACGTTGGTAAGGTAGGATAAGCTTCAAAGAATTTGTTACGAAAATCTTCTGCCTCTCCCTGTGACAAGTCTAGCCCATACCCCTTTGCATAATCTCGGAATGACTTAGCCTGCATACCATAGATAAACCCGAAATTGCAGTTTCCTTGTATTGATACTTTTCCATTATGACGGATTACAATATTATGCTCAGGAACAGTTACACAGTAGACATTGTAGTTTTCATTATGGTGAGTTCGTGTGTCAATATCCTTACTCTCAAACCTGCTTAGAGGTTTCTTAGAAAGATTATAAGATAACTCCCAAGTTGTATTTACATTATCGTGAGCCTCCTTTGTCAGGATAAGTCTTGCACGGACTCCAGACTGTATAGCCATTATCTGCATTTTATCTAAAGTCTCCTTATTTGTTGAGGACACTCGAATTAAACCAAACTTATTAGTGTGACCATCCCAATGACCAGCTTCCTCAAGGTACACAAGAGGATTTAGCTCCGTAAGAGCAGGGTCAAGCAAGGTTTTATCTTCGGTACAGTATCTCTTCACAAGATTTAGTAACGTAAAGTCACTTAGTGTAAAGTAGCTTATCTTTAATTTCCCTTGTATTTTAGGTTCACAGGACACTCCTAGCTCTTTTAGTATCCATCTAAACCTATCAATCTTACGTTTCTTTGTAAACCCGAATTTGATAGCGTTCTTTGAGGCACTATAACTTCCATCTGCTACAAAGCAGGCAACAAACCTTGTTAGTTTATCCTCTATGAACTTTTCTTTGTCATAGTTATAATAACCTGCATTTACCCAAGCATATTTAGCTTGTCCATGACCTGCCAGCTCCTCAAAAGGTAGCTTTTTCATGTATTTTCTAGTGTTCTGTACTTGGATAATACACTCATGGTTTGGAGTCAGTTTTAGTGAGGTGTTCTCATTCTCAAATACACAAATTTTCTGGTTAGGTATCATTCTAAAGTCTAACGGCTCTGTGTAACTAATTTCTTGCGACTCAATATTATACTGAGCTACTTTAGTTACCCCGTCATACATATTGAATGGTACAAACCCCTTATCTGTCAGAATTTCAGTATCTCCACTAAAACATGACTTAGCTTGAGTACGTTTTCTCTTAAGCTCATCGTGGTCTAACCCTTCTAGGTTTCCAAACATAAGCTCTTGTGTTTTAGTATGTAAATCACTTCCTGATTGGTAAGCATGTATCATATTCTTATCTCCCGAAAATTCTGCGGCTATGCGTAGCTCTAACTGTGAGTAATCAAACTCCTGTGTTACATACCCTGGTCTTGCATAGATAATCCCCCGTACATTACTATTTTGTGGTACTTGCTGACAATACCTGTTACCCTAGAGGCTCTTTATCCCCTAGTTCTTACAGTTTACCATTCTGTAAGTTCAGACTATCTCATCATCCTATGTATCTAGGAGCTGTGCGCTCTTGCGTGTTCTGTCTGTCCTAGACTCCCACGTAGTCGTTGAACCTTCCTCATATCCCTATAAGGCTTGGCTTAGGATTACCCCATATCATGGAGGGCTTCCCTAAATTCACACAGTTTAACGAACCCTCAGCGTTTTTAAGGTTCGGGTTTGAGCAGGTTGTCCTTCCTGTCCTAGCTGTGATATTAAAGCTAGGGTGAATTTGACCGTCTACAGCTATCTCGTCCCATGACTTGATAAATGTATCTAGCTTAGTCAATCTCTTATACTCTCTCAGGTTCTTAGCAACCTCACTCACAGCGGATAGCTCCACAAGAGTTTCATCATCTGTGCTTGGATTTCCTGAGGTACTCTTCTTCACTGGTTTCAGTCCTAGCGATTTACCGACTTCTTTCCCATCTATAATCACAGGAGCACCCTTCTTACCAAATAAGACTTTGCCTACCTGCTGTGTTGAGTTCCAGTTAATTTCAGCCACCTCATTGAGCTCTTCAAGGTACTCTGTGTACTCAGCCCTTAGCTGTTCACTGACCTTGTGTCTGTTAGGGTCAATATAGATACCCTGTTTCTCAATGATAGAATAGGCTTTGTAAGCTCTCATCTCATGCTTATAGACCTTAATCATCTTGTATTTCTTGATGATTTTCTTGAATATAGGAACTAGCTTAAGCGTATATCGTGTGTCCTTCTTTCCATAGACAACTAGCTTCTTGTTATTAGCCTCTACAAGCCCCTGTGTCACGTCTTTTAGTGTCTCTAGTATTATTGTACTATCCAGACTTTCAAACGCCTTACAGAGCCTATCAGAGGCTTCTACGGACACTCCTGAGATAAGTATATCACCCTCAAGTTCATCATAGACCTGCTGAGCTAACTTATTCATTGCTGTACGGTCTTTGTGTACCCATTTTCTGGTTACATCAAATGTTCCGTCCTCATTATCAATCAGGTCACAGGCGTTCTTCTGTGCCTTGGTTTTTAGCCCAGCTATAAATGCATTGGCATTTTCCTCAGTAGTCTGCTCCATGACAAGCTCTACTCCTGTGAAATACTTTGTGATAAATCCTTTGAGTGTAGTCAGACTGTCTCGCTTACCTGAGACTTTGATTTCCTTACTCACATCGTAATCATCACCAAAATATTTTACCACAAGAGGCTTCAAGCCAAGCTCTACCTCACCAGAGACATGAGCCAGCACCTGTGTATCCATGTAAAGCTCCATGAATACTCCTGTGTGAACATATAGGAACAGAATATCGAACTTACCATTATGAGTAACCATGTTCAGCTTAGCTATGGCTTTTAGGAAGGCTTGCCATTCTTCTTTAGTGTACTGTTCCCACCAGATGAAATGGTCATATTCCTTCCCGTTAAAGTCATAGCTGATTTGCACAGAGACTATCTTGTCCCTGTACCTATCTAGCCCTGTGGTTTCAATATCTAAGGAAAAGAGCTCTACCGTTGATAGCCGTTTGGCAAGCACCATTAAATCTCTTTTCTTCATATTACCGTCCTGTCAGTGTATAGTAAGCTCCTGTGCCCATCATAGCTCCTGCAAAGTAGAATACTACAGATGATAGGAAGCTGATAATACCAATCACAGGACCTACTTTAACCAGCTCAGGAGCAAGCAGGCTTCCCATAGCGATATACATTGCAAAACTAGCAGGTACACAGAACAGTAAAGTGATTACTGTTCCTAGTACCCAAGCCATAAATTTCTTCATTATCTCATTCCTCGTCTTTCTTCTGCCTCATTGGCAAGTCTTATACATTCTGCCACATGATTATGCATGTGTATTAAGCTATTCTTCACAGTAGACATTCTAAGTAAAGTCTCACGCCAGTAGCCACTATCAGCCTCAGAACCCCTAAAGTACATTTCATCTAGGTAGGATAATTTAAGGAAATACCCATTACCTGCGTCATATACATTTTTGATAAGCTTTCTAGGCACATAGGCTACTGTAGCCTTTTCCATGTTAGGTAAATTAAGCTCTACATAGTTCTTTTTAGCAAAGAACTTCACACATGACTTCTGAATATATAGGTATTTCCATTCCTTAGCCATTTATCCTCCTATTTACGTTTACTAAGTGCTACCAGCAGAGAGGTAACTACACCTACCAAAACTCCGATTGCTAAAAACTTCAAATCGTCTGTTGTACCTGTCTTAGGCAATACCTTCTTGTCCTGTGACTTAACCTCAGCACTTGCAGGAGGAAGCTCCCCTTGTGTAGGAGGTGTCTTAGGCTCTTCTGTAGGTACATCAGGGATTTCCAGTTCTGGTAACTCATGCACAGGGGCAGGAGGTAAAACTGGTACATCATCAATGTTAATTTCTGGAATATCTAATACTGGTGGGTCGTTAGGCACTACGCCTCCGTTCCACTCAGGCTTGTCCATTGTAGGAGGGTCAAGCGGTGTAGTCCCACCTTGCCATTCAGGAAGCTCAAAGATTGGTGCTGGTGGTGTTTGTTCAATATCATCAATATTCAGCTCTGGTTTATCCAACACAGGAGGGTCATTTGGGACTACACCTCCCTCAAATTCTGGAATGTCGTACATAGGAGCTGGTGGCACATCATAAGTGAATGGTCGAACCTTGCCTTTAGCTGAGCCTGTAGCATTAGCCACTGTGATTTCACGTTCAAAGCTGTATTCCTGTCCCATGGCTGTAAAGCTCAGCACGTTCACAGGATTTTGTAGTTTGTTTTTGAGCCGTGTTTTGTATTCCACACTGATAATGTTAGTCACATCAGGAATACTGAACTTAAAGCCGTTCTTATAAAACTGAACATTAACCTCTGAGAGAGGGATTTCACGAATACCAACCCAAGGCTCTGCTGATGAGAGCTCAAAGATACGCATAGAGCCCTCAACGTACTCATTGTTATCGTCCCAAGTGTCTGATACATTTACATCTGTGAGGTGGTGTTTGACAAAGTTCACTCGTCCTCCCCATTGCACAATAGAAGGGTCATCTTTATCTTGCCAACCCCACTTGGCAACAATTTCCTGTGAATTTGCTGGTGTCTGAGGCTTAACCTCTGCCTGCTTCACAATAGTGCCATTGAAATTGAGGTCATACTTTTCACGCTCTGTGACTACTTCTTTTTTCCACATAGTCTTGAGTGTCATGTCAAAGCTCTTGTCAAGAGGGTGTTCACTAAAGTAGCTGTTAAACGTGGTTGTAACTGACTGAGTTTCATTAGAAGCCACTGCACGTCCTACAACATTACCCTCAGGACTAGTCACATCAAATTCCTGTGTAGTTGTCCATTGAAGCTGTTCCGGTAGAGTGTAAGTGAGTGTATCACCCTCGTTAATCTCTACCTCGTCAGGTATTTCTGTGTGATATGTCAAGTCTTTGTTGACATAAGTTTCAGCCGCTTCTGAGCTGTAAGCAATTTCAGGCTCTGTGACCTTAATCTGAGTACCCTCCTTAGCAACCTCACTTGCCAACACATTAGGAGCTACCAATAGCCCTGCCAAAACAATCATACTTGCTGTAAATTTCATTTTATTCATTTTTATCTCCTTACTTATAATTCTTTTACTTCTACACCATCACAAGAGAATACCCAGCCAAATCCAGATTTTTCTAAATCCTCTTTTGTGTGATAGATACTAAAGGTAGTCCCTACTGTAGCGTCACTAAAATACCAATAGTTATGTTTACTACTATACTTGAGGTATGAATAAGTATATTTTACCCCTTTAATCTGCACTGAGTATTTAGTAGGTTTCTCAGCCTCATATCCGTTTAACCAAGCCTTAGCAAATTCATCTGTATTATCTCTAATCCACTTTAAGACTTTCTGAATGTCACCTTCAAAATCATCTAGGTATTCCTCCATTGCAGAAGCATAGGGAGACATTCCCTCTAAAAGTTTAAACCCATTATCTTTGCAGAATTTCAACCAATCTGCCATATATTTTGGCACTACTTGTTTTTCAGTCATAAGCTTTCGCCCTCCATGTTATCGTTAGTTCATATCCCCCACAGTGTTCACACTCATAGGGAACATGGTCTAAAATAGTTTCATATTCTTTTTCACAATCCTTACAATAATAATCATATACTATCATTTATCAGGACCTTTCTTGATTAGCTGACCAAAATCAGCTTCCTCGTCACTTAGGTACTGTAGCTTAGCTCCTCTAGGGTCATCAACCTGTAGGATATACACATCACCAGACCTAAAGTTACGGAAATAAGTAGTGAGCTTAGATGTAGTAGCTCCTTTACGTTGTAGGGTAATCATACTTTCGTACCACCCTTCAATAAATGTAGAGCCGTATAAGTCACTTGTTCCAACTTTACCTCCTCGCTCAATCTTCCGTGTATGATGAACTATAATCACAGAGCACCCTGTATCATCACGGAACTCTGAGACTGCCCGTAGTCTATCAGCCACATCTTGGTGCTTGTTAATGTCACCAGAGCCAAAAAGTAGGTACATAGGGTCTAGTATCAGTAGCTTAATGTCATTCTTCTTAACAAAGGACTTAAGGTGATGTATCCGGTCTAAGAACACAGGGGCTTCTGTGTAGTAGATTGGTAAATCCTCTGTGCCTGCCATGGTTTTGAGCTTAGCCTTCTCCATACTAGGGTTATTTTCCCCTTGCACAATGAGAACTCCCCCTTGCTTAACCTTGTGACCGTCAAAGTCTCGTCCTGTAGCCACTGCTACAGCCATATTGAGCGTCAGAGTTGATTTAAAGCTCTTAGAAGGCGCTCCAATGATACCCACTGAGTGATTAGCCCATAGACCCTCAATCAGCCAAAAGTCTTTACCGTCCCATTCCTCAATATCTTTGAGGGCTAGGATTTTGACTTTATCATTGTTAGCCTTGGTAACCCCTCCTGTGTGTACCTTTCCGAAAGATGACATCCTATCGCTAGGTCGCTTATCAGGCTCTAGCTTAGCAAACACCCTGTGAATTTCTTTCTGTAAGGCTTTCTCAGTCTTGTATTTGCTCATAGCAATGTCTGAGTTAAGGAGTACAAAGTAGACCTCCTCTTTTCTTGCTCCTGCATTAATCATTTTCTGCTCAATCAGGAAGCAATACTCACTCCGGTCAGTTCCTACCACCTTGTTATCAAACACAGAGGTGAGGTCATATCTGTCAAGTAGCTCATTCAAGTCAAAGCGTCTTTTCTTAATCTCACCAGTTTCAGCCACAGCTGTCTTGGCTTGCTTAAAGAATTTCTTAAGACGCTTGACGAACTCTGACTTACGGAACACAGTTCCCTCACCTTGCAGTCCTGTGATATTAAAGTCACTCTTATACTTGTGATTGACTGTCTGAGGTACTCGGTAGTAGTGCACAATATCAGAGCTAGTCTTGTCAAAGCCATATTTCTTAACTAGTGTCCTAGCCACCTTTTCATGCTCGTCAGGCGTTAGCGGATTATCTAAAATCCATACTCCCTGATACTTTTTAGGGCTAGTTTCCCAGATATAGCTAGGCTTGAAATACTTTTCAGGTACTCTTGCACCGTCAATGTCCATAAACACAAGGTAAGTCTCCTGTGCGTTCTCTTTCAGGCGTTTCTTGCCCTTGATTGGTGTAGGACAGACATAGAGCTCTGCTTTCTTCCTCTGTGAGCCTAGGTACTTTTTAAGAGCTTTCAGACTGATTGAGGTTTCCACAAAGTCCCTTGCAAATCGCTTCTTAGGGTCTTTTTCGTTGGTAAACTTGTAATTAAGTCCCACTTTTACCTCATCATCAGGACTAAAGTTCTTAGCCAGTACCTCCTCAATAAATACGTTAATCGTCACAATGTTCTTCTCCTATCCAATGTATCCCAAGTGCCTGAGCGTCCTCATCAGCCTCAATATCATAAGGGTTATAAGACATATCAATTTCAGGTAAGCCATGTTTCTTGCGGAAAGCATTACCATGACCTCCGGGATATTTCAGTTCTTCTTCCAGCATTTCTCGGTCAAGTTCTTCTGTCTTCTTAACCCACAGGTCGCTTTCACCTCGTTCTGCATAGCTGTACCAATCCTCATAATCGTCTTGGTCTTCTACAAGGTCAGGGATTTCTACCAGAGACATGTGTAGGTTGCCTTCTGTGCCCTCTACAGGGATTTCAGCATATCTCTTGCCCTGATACTTGACAATCTCAAACCAACCGATATATGAGGTCACAGGCTCGTCACTGTCGCTCTCTGTGCTAAATGTTTCATGTGAAACATTCTGTACTTGGATAGGCTCATTATAGAGCTCATCAGGTACACCGGCAAGAGCCAGCTTCTCCTGTGTGCTTCTGAGTGGTATTGTAATCATGTTTACACAAGGGCGCATAATATCTACTAGAGCCATGAAAACGTCGTTACAAGAGCGTTTTAGGGAGCGTAGCCACGATTTAACAAGCTGTAGCTTAGTGCTATCCATGGTCTTGTTAGTGGGGTGTAGAGTCTCCTTATATTCACAGTACCAGCTGTCTGATTTCTCAAACGTGATAGCCTCTTTGATTAGGCTGTTCTCAGGCATGATACTGTAGATAAGCTCTGCTGTTTGCTGTGCTGTAGGGGCTTCTTGCTGTAAGAATAGTCCATTCACAGTGATTGATACTCCTTGCCCTACTACACGTTTCCGTGTGAGGATACCAAGCTCTTCTAGTAGGCTCAGTGTGTTTGTCAGTGTTGACCGGCTCATATTAAACACAGAGGCGATTTCATCTAGCTTAGCTGGTGCAAAGCTGTAGTCCTCTCCTAGCTTGCCTTCTTTTCGAGCTTGTGAGTTGAAAGCTGATAGGAACACAAGAGCGTTATAAGGCAATCTGAGCTTACCAGCCCACCAAGTCTGCATTGCTAGGTAGTTGCTGTTTGCTTCTTCAATATCCCAATAGAGCTTGTCAGGCATAACTTTTCGTGCCCAATACTCTGCCCCGTCTCGTCTTCCCCAGCCCCAGCGTAGGAGCTCTTTGTCATAAAGGCTCTTGATACCAGCTGTGAAGGTTCGTGAGTTCATTTTGAGAATACTATACACATATTCCTGTGTAAAGTAGTTCTCCATCTGACCTCTTGAAATTTGACTATAATAAAGACCAAACAAGACAAGCTCTGCTTTGTTCTCAATTTGGTCTAGTGCATTTGCAGGTATTTTAATGTATTCCATATTCTCTCCTTTCTCCTGCTGATAATTCCATTATACTCCTTAATTTTTTAAAGTCAATACCTTTTTGCAAATTATTTGAATTTATTTTTAGACACAGGACTTTTAATTAGGTAGCTCCTTACCCACCAAGTTGATTTTACATCAGGGTATTTATCAACATACCGCCCTCCATCACTATTAGACATCTTAAGTTTATTAAAGAAGCCAATATTATAGTAACTGCCCCAGCTGTCAAGTATTACACCTAATTTTCCACTTGTATTATTTTCTTCCCAATCTTCTGTAACTAATACTGTTTGCCCTATTTCAAACATATCACACCTCACGCAAATTTGTTTCTTGATAGAGAGCTTTTAACACAGTGTGCAGGAATATACCAAGTTGACTGTATGGCCGTATTAGTATATAACTTGTGATAAAACAAAGCCTCATTTGTCTTTGGTAATTCCTCATAAAATCCTACAAGATATTGTCCTGCCCATGTATCAACAATTTCTCCTACTTTACCAACTGAAATTCCATTATCACAGCTCTCTGTGACTACTACCCTATTTCCAATTTTTAACATCTTATACCTCACTTAAATTTATTACTAGTAAACTGAGAGTCTACATATTCATTTCTAGCCACCCATGATGAATACCCATCATCTTCCCTACTCCAAGGGCTGTCTATACTTACCTCAGAAGGAGTAGTCATAATCTTGACTCTGTATGGATATTCTGTATTAGAGTCAATATCCTCAACTATAATAGTACCCCATGTATATTCCATTAGTCCTAACTCAGTATGTGGCTTAAGCCTTATCTTATCCCCTACCTTAAATCTTCTAGTCATAGCTTACTCCTATCTAAATTTATTCTTTGAGATAATAGTGGTTGTCAGGTAGTGATAAGGAATACTCCAAGTCGCCTTTAGTCCTCTATAAAGGTGCTTATACTCATGTAAACTATGATTTGTCCTTACCCCGTCACAAAAGAAACCTATAAGAGCTTTACCTTCCCAAGTAAACAGCACCTCACCTACTTTATCCTTAGTTGTATTGCCATCAAAATTACAAGTAACTCTTACTTGTTGACCTATTTTAGCTTTTTGTGCCATGCTAACTCCTATCTAAATCTATTATTTGTGAAGGTGTTAGCAAGCTCTAATCCTCTAAGGTCAAACCACCAAGTAGCTTTTAAACTTGGATATCTGACTATATAATCCTCCAGCTCATAGTTTGTCATTACACCCTCACAGAAGAAGCCCACCACATGTCCTCTGTCTCTATTAGCTACTATAGTGCCCACCTTGCCTTTAGCTGTAGTGTTGAAATTATCTAACACAACCACTCTATCTCCGATTTTAAATCTTTTCATGTCACACCTCATCTAAATTTGCTTCTTGTATAAGGAGTTAAAAATTCTAAGTGAGAAAACTCAACAAACCAGCACCCATAATTAGGAAAATCACTGTGTGACCAACCAAGACCCGTTTCTTTAGGAAAACCAACTATAATATCTTCCCTACCATGAGAATATAAAATTGTCACAGTATTTCCTATCATTTTATGAATACTTGTGTTCAATATCCTCGCTTTTCTACCTACTAAATTTTCCATGACCTACCTCACTTAAACTTACTGTGTGAAAATACTGACACAGGCTCTATATAGTCACTGAGTATGTACCAACAGTTATATTCTGTGCTCATAGTCTCATCATACCAACCAAAGGGGCTATCTAAAGGAAAGCCAATTAAAGCTCTATAGGCATAAAACTCAGTACCCATTTCTATTAGCACAGCTGTCTGACCTATCATATTGGCTTTATGGTAACCCTCTTTTATTCTCACATAAGTTTACTCATCTGAACTTACTCCTTGTGATTGTTGTTACATTCTCTAAATACCCCTGTCCAATCCACCAGCAACGGTACTCAGTAGTATAAGTACTGTCATACCAGCCAATAGGACCTTCTAATGGAAATCCTAACAAGACATGATCTCTGTCCCTCCTTAAGATAACAGCTTCGACACCTACAAATTCCCACTCAGGATAACTTTCTTTTACCCTTACTATCTGCTTACTCATTCTTTATAACAAAGTACAAATAATACCAGCTAAAGAATAACACATAGCTATATTCTTTATAGTGTATTATCTGTACTATCCTTTCTTATTTTACTAAAGTACAATTAATGCATACTAAAGAATATAACACAGGGGATTATTCTTTATAGTGTATTATCTGTACTTTGCTATGCTGGTTTATATTCCATTCCCAGCTCGGTCACAAGTTGTTTCAAGCTATCTAGCACTGTTCCGTCTTTGTATAGTGCATAGGATTTGTTACTCACAGCAAGCCATGACTTAAACCCTTTGCAATTTTCAATAATGTCCATTGCCTCGTCTGTGTCTCCGGAATAAACACACATAAGGTCTTCTTTTACAAACTCCCGATAGGTGTTATCGTCATAGTTCGCATAGTCTGTACCTTCCCAAGTTCCTGCTGTAGCTCCATAGCTAGACCACACAGGAGCTTTCTCTGTATATTTCCAATTTGCTGTGTCCTGACCTTCTAGCCATGTGAGGAATGAGATAAGACCTTCTGTGTTCTTTTTGTAGGCTTCCAAGTTAATAAACTCATTCCTTGTGTGCTCATTCTCATAAGCGGCTGACAAGTTCACAATAGGTTTATCATATTCCGGACCGAGCACAGCGACATCAGTATATGAGCCCTCAGCTAAGGTATAATATTTTTCTAGCTCTGTGAGAATTTCAAGGATTGAGTTTTCGTCATATTCATAAAATACCATTTCATTCCAGAAGCCCTCATGGACTCCTCGGTCAATCTGAATGAGCATTGAGCTATCAGTCAGTGTAGGTAGGTCATCTTCTGTGACAATTCGATTAGAGCCTACACAGCCGATTTCTTCATCTGTAGTAAACAGCACATGAGGACGTTTTCCAGCCTCAATCACATCAAGAATAGTTTTCACACCGCACCGGTCATCTGCTCCAAGGCAAGCCAGCTTCGGATTTGCTTCTGGACTGAGTGTGATATACCGGTCAGAAATCATCAGGTCTTCTGCTTTCGGGGTTGCTTTTTGTCCCGTTTCCCATTTTTTCGTTGCGTAGTTATAAGAGCCAGCACCTCTGTGCGTGTTTATAGTGTCTAAATGAGCCACTAGGCACGGTTGAATGTCTTCTGAGGGTGATACCCCCAGAATGTAATAATTGGTCGCTATGACGCTGTAAGAGCGTTCTGAGAGGTACTCAGGTAAGCTCTTAAGTAAAGCGCCTTGTGTCATAGTCAGTAAGTTCTCGAAAGTGTTTGTGATTTTAGTCATTAAATTTCTCCTTTAGTTCTTTAATCCGTGCTTCAAATTTATCTGCCGTGTCATCATAATTAGTGATAATGGACATGTCAAGGTCATGGATTTCATCAGCCCATTTACTATAGCTGTCTTCCTCTAGTATTGAGGCTGTTCCTAGTGTCTTGTAATCGTTAGCTCCTGACATATTAGACCAATAATTTATTTCCTCATTGTATGCGTCCTCAAACTCTGAGCCGGACTCAAGGGTTTGTCCCAAAATTCGCTTGAAATGTTTCAGCTTACGTTTGAAAACTGTTGCAAGCAATAGGCTTGTAAAGTCATAGGCTGTATAGCCAATTCTGTTTGTATGGTTTCTACCTTTTGAGTACATACCAGCATGAGCAAGTTCACCATATTTAGCTTTAAAGTAAGCTCGTGCAAGTGGGTTGGCTTCTTCTGTGTCTAAATCATAGCGATACAGTTTCAAGTATTTATAGCCCATAGCTTTTAACACAAGGGCTGTTCCGTTACCAGCACAGCTCCCAGAGGTATTGCAAGAGTCTTGGAAAGCCCAATTATCAACATTATTAGGGATTGTAAAGTCTCCCATATCAAGCAAAATGACCTCATTAGGTCTTGACACATCAGCAACACAGCCTAGCCACTGTTTGAACTCATTGAAGGCTATAAGCTCTTCATTTGTTGCGGTAACTCCTGCTTTTTTAAGTTGTTTTGAGAGTTTAGGCGCTTGTGCTCCGTGTTCAATTACAATACTGTCATTGTTATAATATTTTCTTAACACGTTCTGCATGTTGACCTCTAGGATTGTATTTCCATAGTTAGGGGCTTTTAGTACGTTTGTGCGATAGTAGTCACAGAGCATGCCTACATCTTCCCATTCCTCAAAGTGTTCAGGCTTTTTGTATCCCAGACTGTAAGCAATCTTTAAGAGCTCATTTGCCATATTATGAGATACTTTATTTTCCAGCTTGTGACGGATACTGTCAATATTAGTATATTTTTGATATAGTAGGGTTTCTTTGAGATTAGCTTTTCGCTTCTCAGCTTGTTTTTCTAGTTTTTGGAGCTGTTTCTTTAGCTCAATCCGAGAAAAGATTTTCTTCTCAAAGGCTTGATACTCTGACTTAATGGATACCCATTTTTCTGTGCCATTATTTACATCAGTAAAATAGTTACCTTCTTTGTCATACTGATAGAGGAATAGAGCCCGATAGTCAAACCCTTTCACATTTCCAATCTCTGACCCTAGTTCACTAAGTGGAAAGTGCTCCATAAGCCAATACACAGCCTCTTTTGTGCCTTTTTTAAGCCCTTCTGTGTACTCATCAAGGAGCATTTTATCAATCCGTTCTTCTAGTGCCTGATAGGGTTCTCCCTTCTCAAAGGAGGCGTTAATGGCGTTTAGTAGCTCATCTTGCTTGTCTTCTGGTGTTTCTTCTAGGAGTAACAAAAAAGCCTTCTTTACTAGAGGCTCATTTTCTAACATATTTAAAATAGTATCTTTCATTATTTAAATCCTTCCATATTTTAGCGCTTGTATAGTGATAAAGCTGTACAGCCTTTCACTCCATATTGCCCGATTTGCTTACCACAGGGAACAAACATTCGCCCTTGATAGCCCAATCGGTGGAGCTCTTTTGCGGTCACAAGAGAAACAATTATATCCAACTTTTCTAGCCTTCTGAGCTCTGATAGGGGGGTTTCTAGTCCGTACCCGATGGTATTCACAGGGACACCGTGAATTTTTCCTAAATCCTTATAATAGGTCTTAAGGCGCAAAGGGGCAAATCTTCCGCTTACCCCTATTCGCTTTGCAATTTTTCCGTCAGTGTGTAAGATAGTCACAGGGTGACCCGTTAAGTTTTCAAATCTCTCGTAGATATTTTTTGTCATGCTCTTCTAGTTCCTCCGCTTCTTTTTCTGTGATTTTTGAGCTATAGCCAGCTGTTTCCCCAATAGATGTCGGTAATAGTACCAATCCTTTATTAGGTACACGATACAGCTTTTCATCTTCTATGACTACCTCATAGTATTTTAGTTTGATTTCCTCTTCTCCTGAGATAGTATAGCCTTCTACTAGAAGGGTAGCTAGTGCCATAAATTTTGAAACCCCTAGAGCCTCTGAGATAGCGTTTAGCTCTCGGTCGATAGGTTTATCCTGACCCTTGCCAAACTCGCTGAAAAGCTCTGCTAGACGCCCTCTAAAGCGCCCTTGTTCTTTGACCTCTCCCAGCCATGCTGAGAGCTCCTTACTAATTGATTGTACCATATTTTTATACTCCTTTCATTATGGTATTATATAAAAGTATCATGATGATGAAAACTACTACAATATTTTGGGCTGTAATGATTGCCCTTAAGTCCTCATCAGTTTTAACAAAAAGCCTCCAGAATAGGAGACTTAGAAAGCTATACACTATATACACAGCGTATAGAAAAGGCACTAGGAAGATGAGCAAGATAGCTATACAACCTAGCACCATTGAAAGCAATGCACCTATAATCTCACCCCCTTAATATTCGACAATGTCAAAGTAATTCTCAAGGCAATCACGGTCGCAAAAATGGTCGCAACCGTTAGCTTCGGTATAGTTTCGGCTAAGATGAATAGGATTTCCACAGCTTGCGCACTCGTCAAGCTGGCTATCTTCCTCATATACCCAACTATCTATGTTGTCAGCATAAACAGCGTTGTCTCTTAGAATATATTCATCATATTCATCAGAAAATACAACCTCATCTTCTGACACCCAGCCCTCATTTTCAATGTAAATCAACTTATCTTCCACCAAATTTAGCTCATCTAAATCTTTAAATTGGACAGCTCCAAAGTCAAATTCAGGGCTATAGTATTTGCGTACACGGTCGCAAGCAAAGTTAGACCAGAAGCCATCACAGTTTTCAAGGTCTCCTACCTCTTCTGTGGTGTATTCTATAGTTTCCCATTTAACGCCATAATGCACAAGTAAGAGGGCTAAAGGTGCGTTGTATTCTCCATGGTTTCCTACCCGATACCAGTCAGCCACACAGAAGCCTAAAGGCTGGCTAAAGTAGTAAAACCGTCCGGTAGGTTCACCGTCAGCGCTATAGATATAGCAATATCTTGAGCCCTCATAGGTTGCTAGGGCTGTGCTGGTAATCTTTCCGCAACCATCTGAGTTGTTGCAAGAGCCATCAAAAGCCCAATCATCTTGTTCGTCATAGGTCGGTAACTCAGCCGAGAACTTAATCGGGAACTCATAATCATAGGGGTTACCCTCATAGCTATTTAAGTAGTCAGCGTCAGTGTATAACCCTATCATTTCGGTTACAGCTTCACCCCAAAACTTGATTTCGAGGTCTGATACCTCAATTTTTTGTTTCTTTAATTGCTTTGAAAGCTTAGGCTTATTTTCGCCTAGCTCGATTGAGTCTGTGTTAAAGTAGCGGTTCAAAAGTCCGTTGATTGTGAAAGTTTCCATGATATTTACCTCTTTAAAGTTAATTATTATGAGGATAACCCCTCATTGATTTTAAATTATTGAAATGTTATTGCGGTATCATTTGCCCCTTCTGTGAGGCTGTATAGGTTTTGTAGTCTGTAGGAATGTTTAGGAGCTCTCCATTGTCTCCTACGACTTGTAGAAAGTATTCGCCCTGCTGGCTGAATTTGGCTGTAATTTGTCCTGTGTGAGGCTGAGACTGAGAGTATCCCCAGAGACACAGGAGAAGGGCTACAGTGAGCCCTGAAAGTAGTTTTGTCATTTGTCCACCTCTTCTAGTAGAGGCATGAACTCAATATAGTTACGGTCAAGATAAGCACAGGCTGGATAGTCTGCGCCTGCTTCTCCTGTGATGAGCCCTGCATTCATAAAGTCACTGATGAGCATGTATAGCTCAGCGTTGGTATCTTTGTAAAGGTCAATGAACATAGTCAGAACCTTTTCATCTAGGAATGTAAGGGAAATGTCTCCCTTGTCAAAGCTGATTTGAACAGTCAGGGCTGTTCTTGTGATTTTAATTGATTTTGTCATAGTGCATGACTCCTTTTTAAATTATAGTGTCCTGTGTGTCGGGCTATGACTCTAGGAACTGTTACACTCCCAAAGCCTCATAGTTGCGGTTGCATATTTATTATTTCATATAGTGCCTACGTATTTGTTTTGACTGTTAGTCTTTAATCCTATAGACACAGCGGCTTTAGTAATTATTTATATTATTATTTCGTTCGTGAGCTAGTGCAAGCAATCCCAATTATTTGAACGTCGAAGCAATGGGCTTGATGTCTGTAAGTAGTGACTGTCCTATTGTTTGATAGTGATAGCACAGAAGGCTATATATTCAAACTAACAGTATATCTTGCATAGTCAGAGGCTCATTGCTTTATATGCTGGGCTTTGCTATAGTGCACTAGCTATTTAGTTTGCTTTGAGTGGCTTAGCTTTCACTAGTAGCGCCTTTGCTCTGGCTAAGTAGTCACTGAGCAAGCTATCTTACTCTCTTACGTAGTTACCTCTTCCGGTCACGTGCTAGCTAATCCGCTAAGTCTTTACAAGTCTTTCAGTAGGGCGCTTGTTTTCCCTTGTCTTATTGTACTTTTCAAAGAGCTAGATAGTTTGAGGATAGCCTCAGGTATTATATGACCTCTGTCATATTTCCTTATCTTTATGATACTAGTATACCATCTTCTAACCTTGTTGTCAACAACTTTTATAGATTTTTATATATAGTTAATAGCTATAAGTTGATATAGGCTACGCCTATAAGTGTAGTGCAATTGATAGGGTGAAAAATGAATGGATTTTTGCTGTCACATATATTTGACATTTCGGGAGAAAGTTTTTTTCTTTCGTTCGTAACTTTTTCTACCACTAAACGAAACACCTCTCCTCACTTACTAACGAAAGCTTTTTACTTACGTACGTAAGCACCTCTTTGCCTTGCCCTTTACTTTTTAGTAAAAAGAAGTGGTATATTTTTCCTTGGTTAAAAAGGGTTAAAGAAAAAGGTCGATTAAAAAAGAGGGAGGGAGAGGAGGGAGGTCTGAT